CAGTGTCAAACAACTTTTCAGTCATTTCCATATTTTGATCTACACCAGATTGTTTTCTAATTTCCTCTATATCAGGAAAATCCGGAGCATATGGCGGCCATGCTTCTGAGTCTGGCACCCATTCTTGATGCCAACCTTTGCGTTCTTCTCGGTCTTCTCTAGCCCACATAATAGTCTGCTCTGCGGCTAAGATAAGGATAAGTGCCAAGGGGTCAAATACAAACACTAGCAATATAATTACCCAACGTACAGCACGTTCAAGTAAGTTAGAGTCTGGGTTGTCACCGTAGATCAGTGCGGCTATGTATTTGATTGGTCCAACTTCTGCTTCAATTTTACGATTCTGTGCGGCTAGTGGAGCACGTTCTGCTTGTAGTGCTGAAATATTTTTTTGTGCGGCTGAGATATCAGCTTGTAGACTTTTACGTTCTCGAGCTTGGTTCTTACGTATTTGTACAGCACGATTAGCACCACGGTCATCTGTAGTACGACCCAACATTTGGTCCACTTGCGCATCCATTTGTTGTAGGGCTTTTTTACTTGTACTAATATTATCTTGTTCCGTTTTAATCTTTTCATCTAAGATCTGCACTTGAGCGGCACTATCACCCACCGTAATGTTTTGATCCATGTGTGCTTTTGAGAGAAAGCCAAAGATCCCAAGACTTGTAATCATCATCAAGATTATAATGGCAGGAACAAGATAAAGTTTAAACTGTATGTTAGCACGATGCCAAAATTTATGTAGCCATACAGTAGCGGCAATTTTACCTACTTCGAGTACAGCACCCATAATGATAATAGGCACTACTGCCGCGGCAAAAATAGCTGTTAATCCAGCTATGGAATAGTATGCGGCCACGGCTGAAATGCTTAAAGCCACCGCTAAGATGAATAATCCAAATAACATAGTTAATTATTTATTGAGTTGTAACTGATAGTTTAACATGGTAGTTTATAGTAGTCAAGAGAAATTACGCAATTTGATTAACATAAACGATAACCCCGGGTGTCTTTGGTCTGATTGGGCTAGTCTGTTCAGCAAACGTAGTAATAGCAATACCAATATCATCAGTGGCCCACATTATTTGTACAGTGTCACTGGCATTAAGGCTAGTAACTATAGGAGTGACTGCTATCAATTTGCCCACTGCGCCACCAGGATTACTATTTCGACTGTGTATAGTAAATCTACTATTGCTGTCTGGTAAGTTTATATTGTTAATCCTAACCCAAACATCTATATCATGATTAGCATTGTCTGTGTTAGTGAATTGTATGCTGTATTGTATGTCGTATACTCCACTAGTAGTAACTACAATGTTGCTATTGGATATAGAAACTCCGGAGCTGATCGAAGTATTACCAATTGGCACTTTATACGCTAGGGCAATATTAGATATTGTTTGTGTAGTGATATCATAAAAAGAACCGTAGTCACCACCTATAAAAGTATTACCTGCTGGTCCAACATTCCCCTGAATGCCTTGTGGTCCAACATTCCCCTGAATGCCTTGTGGTCCAACAACATTGCCTGCCCAGATAGCAGAACTGTTACTAAATGTGATTAATAAATTGCCACCAATTACTGTGGCATTTGAAATGCTAACACCATTTGCTCCAGTGGCTCCTACATTGCCGTTTGCTCCGTCGCATAATGGTAGGCCACCCGCAGTAACTCCGTCACTTAATCTCAAGCAACCTAAGGTAGGGTTATAGAATATTTGACCGATTTCACCTACCCATACGTTAGCATTGTAAGGAGTCTTACTGGTCCAAAGTGTTCTTGTGGTATTGTTTATATCAGACTGGATAGACATAGGTATTACCTATCCTACCCTTCGAACGGTTCGTCTTCTTCTGCGGCAGTTATTACTGCTATACCTGCGTTGCGTTTGATTAGATCTAGTTCGTCGGCAGGTTCTTCGTCGTAGACGTTTTCCATGCCCTGTGATTTTTTAAGGATTTCTAATTTTTGTTGTAAGGGTGGAACCATCACACCAAGGTCATCCGTTGGTGTGGGCTCTTGTTCTTGTGTTTGCTCTTCTTGGTCAAGCAAATCAATTAAATGATGTAATATTTCTGCTACACGCATATTAATAAGTTACTCTACTACCGTCAACATATCCGCAGTTAACTACCGACACTTCGCCCATAACATTGTTTGTTGGGTTAAAAGCAATCTTGTTGCCCACACCTTCCATGTTAATATAGCGTACAGTGTCTGGAGGAAGAATTTCGCAGTTTCCTCTGTATGCTGAAGGAGTAACTCCTACCGAGTAGTGTACTGCTACATTGGCTACTACACGTACTTTGGTGCTGGTAATAGCAGTACCAACTGATTGGCTGTTGCTACCTGCTGTGGCATTGATATAAACAATTTGTGCTTCTGGGCTTGGCATTTCTGTTATCCTTAAAATGTCTTTATATTATTTATCAGACTTTAAGCAGAACAACTAGAACTGGCGCCACCGCCTGTTTCAGAAACAGTAACCGACCCTGGGTCGTTGACTGCTAAGACTGCTACTTTGCTACACTTTACTGGTAGGACTAGGTCAATACTTTGTCCAGCACGTAGTAGTGCGCAATTGGTGTTTGCCACAGGATTCTCGCCAACCTTCCAGTATACTGATACTGTAGTGGTGATCTTGATAGGGCCTTTGCGTAATACTGGTGTGGCCTGGCTTTGTAGAGTTGCGTTGAGAACGAATGAAGTCATGATACAATATTTAGCTAAAAAGAAAGGACCCGAAGGTCCTTAAAGGTACTGCTTTTAGGAGGATTTACGACTTACAACTTACAACTTTACTTCTACAACTTCTCTACCACATGCTCGCTGATCTTATGTGCGATCATGTCTGGAATACTTAACCAAGGCCACTCTAGTTCAAACGGACAACCTGTATCGCCCCAACTGTGTTCCTTGATATAATGTTTATATATTGCTAAATCTGTTTTGTTAGTAACATCAAATACACGCTTTGGAAAACGCTGACGTAAACGTAATAATGTATTACCCATTTGTGTTTCCTTTCTTAATTAACTTAACTGCTATTATACACTCTTTTAACAATTTGTCAACCAGTGGTTAAAAGTGTGGATTTTGTTCTTCAACAACACCTTTAGTTAAGGTCCAAGTACCGTGTCCAACACTAACAAAGTATTCTTTTACAACGTCTACATATTCAAATGTAGCGGCATCGTAGATACGATCCTTAAATTGTCTAAGGCCAAACTTACGGCCACGTTCTGTAGTTAAAAACTTAGCAGTGATCTTAGCAACTTTACCTGCGTAGTACCAATCACCATTAAAACCATAACTAACATCATCGCCAACTTGGTATGTGTGTTTAACTAGTTCCATAATTATACTGCCTCCAACATACTAGCTGGTACACGATATGCGCCTAGCGGAGTATCTACAACGATATTTTTAATAGCAAGTTTGCGCACTGTACCTGTAATTGTTTGGCCGCTACGTGAGCTAGCAAAACGAACTTTGTCACCAACAGACAAGCTACGTTTAGTTGCTTTACCTAAGTTTAAACGAGCGTACTTAATAGCATCAATAATGCTGGCTAATTCTTCATTGGTAAAAGTACCTTGAATTAAAGCAGTAGTAATTTGTTTAGCGTTCATTTAATGTCTCCGTGTTGTTAGTGTATGTATAGCATTATACAGTCATTTTACCAAAAAGTCAACCAAAAAGTGCCAATTCCTGCAGTACTTCATCAAATTCTTTAGCATAACTGTATGGTAGACCCAACTTGTAACAGATGTAATCGCCACCATACATTTTATCCGAATCCGTAAGAGCTAAACCTTCAACAATCCATCTAATAGATTGTTTACGTGAGTTACTAATTGACTCTAATGAAACAACATGCTTTTCAAAGCTATCAATTGCCTGTTGTTCACGGGTTTGTTCTTCAACGATAGCAACATCAAGTTCACCCAATAAACGTTCCCAAATCAACTGTTTGCCAGCCGCATCAATGTTGGTCCATTCTTCCCAAAAGTATTCATCTGGGCGTGAACCACGAGCATCTTTGTGTAGGTCGCTAACTAAGTTTTCATCAAATGTGTATGTCATTGTGTGCTCCATTGCTTTAGTGTATAAGTGCTATTATACAGTCATTTAACCAAAAAGTCAACCAAAATATTCACTTGACTTTAGAGTAATATGAGCATATAATAATAGTATGAAAATCGTACTCGAACAAGATGGCAGACATTTAGTGATGTATATAGCACACGAACCCAATCAGTTTGATCTAAGTTGGGATGTCACTGTTGCTGACATGGCCAAGGAACTTGACCATAGGCAGGGCGTAAAGCGTATGAGCTACGATACTTGGCATTGGGATCTGCGTAAACAGCAAGAAGCAGAAGAATACATAACTTATTTTTACCTAAAGCACGAATAATGATCAGCATAGCAGACCTACATCGTACCTGGGGTACAGATAATTATCATACACATGCTCTACTACAAGGGCTAGATGTGTTTACCTGTTACGAACCAGTTGAAGTACAATTAGCTGAATACACCAAAGCTCGCTATGAGCAAACACCCGAGCAGGTAATTGAGGAAGTGTTTAACATTTACCGTAGTATCAACATTGTACCGATTAACTACTACACTGAACAGGGATTGTATGATGCTATACGCGATTTACAAGCGGGTAGTTATAACGAAGTCGACAATGGCATAATTGGTCTAGGTAATAATCGAGGGCAGGGTATTAATAGGTTTTGTTTTCCTAATATGATGACTGCCGAACCTAAAGGTCGCGGTAGTAACAGCCTAAAGGATAGATTTTTAGATGACACTAAACTACGTCGTGCTATCCGTATCTGCTTTGAGTTTAGGACTGGCGATAATCTTGCGAGTCCTACAGCACTTAGGCGTGCCTTAGAACTAGTTACCGGAGAGAATATCCAAAACTTTAAACCACAGAACGCTCGTGCTATTGTTGAATACCTTTGTCCTGTTCTATGGGGGAGTGTTTACGATTATAGTGCTGGCTATGGTGGCAGGCTCTTAGGTATCAGCGGCAGTAGTATGAGCTACAACTATACCGCAGTTGATCCTAACACAGAAACAATTGAATATCTACACTACCTAAATGACTGTATCTATGATACGCTTGGACGTCGTGGAACATTACACCAAACTGTCAGTGAAGTGTTTGAACCTAGTGATGTGGACCTAGCGTTTAGCAGTCCGCCATACTTTAACTTAGAAAAGTACAGTGACGAACCAACACAGTGTATGAATCAGTTTACTACATTAGATGATTGGTTTGATGGTTACGTAGCGCCAACAATGAAGAACATACATAAGGGCCTAAACCCAGATGGTGTGTTTGCTACTAATATTGCTGACTATAAAGTAGGTGGTAAAACAGAATTCAAAGTTTGCGAACGCTGGATTGAGCTTGCCGAGAAGCTAGGTTTTAAACATAAGCAAACTGTTAAGATGATGCTTAACACTCGTCCAGGTGTAGGCAATGATAAGGTTGCTGGACGTGAAAAGTGGGAAGGCGTCTACGTTTTTACACGATGAAGATCAGCATTAGACATCTAAGCTACGGGCATATTCAAGACCGTGTTACCTGGTTAGATAAGAATGTAGGCCCACGTAAGTATGTCCTACATAATCAAACAGGTGGTTACGGATGGTGGTATTTCAATAATGATAGAATTATCGAAATTGAAGATGAGCAGTGGGCTACAATGTTTTTATTAACGTTCGGTCATTGACAAACTAACCAAATGATAGTATAATACATTTATGAAAATAGCACTCGCAAGCGACGTCCATTTAGAGTTTGGGCCATTAGAAATTAAAAACACAGAAGCCGCAGACGTTCTAGTCTTAGCAGGTGATATCTGTGTGGCCCATCATTTTAAATCACAGGACAAATTTGTCAAACGCTACTTAGAATTCTTTAAGCAGTGTAGCGAGGAGTTTCCTATTGTGTTATACGTTGTTGGCAACCATGAACACTATCATGGTGACTTTGCTTACACAATTATACAGTTGCGTGATGCGCTTAAGATGTTTGACAACATACACATCTTGGATAAAGAAACATATCAGTTAGCGGATGTTACATTTATTGGTGGTACATTGTGGACTGACATGAATGAACGTGATGACATCACTATTGGTCATATGAAAATGATGATGAACGACTTCCAATGTATTAAGAACAGTGATAAGCCAACCTATCGCACAGTTCCTTTATACGATGATGGCGAGTACAACATAGATCGCAAGGTCATTGGTCACAAACAAAAAGCAGAACCTAGTAAGTTTAGCCCACGTGACAGTGTAGAAGAACATGATCTAATGTTAGACTATATCAATGCTGTGGTAAGTGAACGTGCTGATAATAAGTTCGTGGTAATTGGGCATCACGGGCCAAGTCGTAAGAGTATCCATGCTAAGTTTGCGCACGATACTATTATGAACGGTGCGTTTGTCAGTGACCTAGAGGACTTTATAGCATATCGTCCACAGATCAAGTTATGGTTACACGGGCATACTCACCATGCTTTCGACTATACCATTGGCGAAACACGTGTAGTCTGTAACCCACGTGGCTATATTAACTACGAGCACTTTGCTGATTACTTTCAGTTAAAGTACCTCGACGTATGAAAGCTGTAATATTTGAACGTGATTATTGGCACAACGACCTGTGGCCTCGCATTATTGAGGACCACGGGCGGGGTGTTATGATTTCTTGGGTCTGTCGAGAACGCCTAGGATTCACTGTACGAGAACATCGTGCGCCCATTAGCAATGACGGACATTTTTGGGACTATCAATACCAAATACATCTAGACTTCTACGATGAAAAAATGCTCAGCTATTTTTTGCTAACTTATAAGTAAAGTATGCTGATTCAATTTAAAGACCAACCACCTTTAGAAGTTGCCCTACGTGAACATCCTGTTCTAGAACAATGGAAAGAACTGTTCTTAGACAATTATGCCAGAGAGTTCCCAATCTTTCGTGATGAGCGCAAATATTCGATTGAATACCTAAATGATCTAGTAGCAGAAGCCAACGATAAATTAGGTTGGCAGTTTACTGACCATATTAAAACAGTAGCCGAAACCACTCGCCTACATAAACATATAGAACAAACATTAGCCAATGGGTTTAACAGCATACCAGCAGAATTCGATAACCTATTACACGAACTACACTTTTGTCTACACAAAGTTGAGTTTATGGATATTGATTGCTCTAACCTAAACAAACGATTTCACTTACAAATAGAATGGTTCAATGACGAAGGGTTTGCCTTGGCTGAGTCGTTTGATCATAAATTGTTTATGGAGTTTGGAGATATTAAAGTACAGAATCCCTATGTAGGGCACATTCCATTACTAGCATATCAGCAGAATGATTATTCAAACATCCTACAGACCTGTAGATTTCATGACTTTGTTAAACCTGGGATATACATAGAAACACGTGAAGACCACGGCTATCATGATTTTTCTATATCTGCATACATCAATTGGTGGAAATCTCACGCACCAGAGTTTTTAGCCTCGCATGGTTTAGAAAAATTACTACACTACACAGGACAACCTGTTATCGGTCGTGTGGTAAACTTAGACGACCTGCGCACTGTGGTAAACAGTGACAGCATACTTGAATTAGAAAAGGTCTCATTTTGAGTATATTAGACGGTGCCAACGGACGTAAGTTTATCGCAAGTGGTCCGTTTGATCACGAAATGCCCTACTACTATCTTGTTATTGCTGATATCAGTTATTGGATTAAACACGAATCAGAGATATATCTGTGGATGGATGAACACTTACCTCGAGGTAGACTACACCAAGAAGGCATGACAGTAGCATTAGAGTCAGAGGAACAGGTTACAGCATTTCTACTGCGATGGTGTTAGTGTATGGTGTGGTTGCCTGTTAATTCGGCAGGATCGTCAACATCAAATACGTTAAATACTCGCATCAATTCTTCGCTGTATTCAAATTGCTCTTCTTCCGGAAACAATACTGACTTTAACGTACCGTCGGCTTTGACTATAAACACATAGTCTTCTGGTTCAATTTCATCAAACTCGACATCTTCTGTTTCTAGTTCTAGTGTAATTTTTTCTTCGTATTTTGCCATCGTCGACATCCTTAAGGTATTGTATGTTAGTTCTAATTTTAGTTAGTAGCTGTTGTACAATGCTGTGTTCAGCGCCAAATGCTTTAATATAATTACGTAGATCTAAACTGCTATCACACCACAATGTTTCGTTGTCTACTAGTGTATTTAATACTCGTTCTTGTAGGAATAATCTGGCCGCTATATTAGCACCATAGGCATCAATTTCATCTGGATTTCCAAAATACTCCTGCTCACTACGTACTTCTAGATCTTCATGCTCACTGACAAAGTGTTCTTTATGTAGTCTATATCTACGACTACGATATTGATGTTGGTGTTGATATTCGTGTACTAGTGCTTCAACTAGTTCTAGAGTAAATCGTGCCGCAATATCTGTGGTTATAAGCCAAGGTTTAATTTTAGGACAGTTAATAAAGAAATTAATAATTAACTGTTTTTTACATTGCTCATCTAGATCTGGATCATACTCAGCACCAATACTAAAATCATTTGGCTCTAAATATTCAGGGTCAGCTTCAATTAGTTTAACTCTAACAGGATGAGATGAGTTAAGAAAACTACCGAGATGACGAACAAATTGACGCGGCTTAATCTCTCGATTAATCAGAGGAGTGATCCAATTGGTTATATTTTTATATTCTATAACCGGATTTAGGTACACACTAACCTCCGCCGCTGAGCAGGTTAACCGCCGCTTGACTACCTATATTATCCGGAGCACTGGGTAAATTTTCCATAGGATTAAATGATGGTGGTTTAATTCCAGCGGCCAACATTGCTGCTTTGTTTTTACCTTCTGCCATAGCTGATTTAATTGCGTCACCAAACACAGCGGCGTTGCCACTAGTTGGGATCATTTGTTTAAGTATATCGGCTGACCCAGCGCCGTTTGCTTCGGCACCAATTTTGTGTAGGCTAGTAGCGGCATTCATAAGTGTGCCTAAATTTATCTTTGGTACTTCGGCTATGTCAATGCCTGCCGCAGTAAACAATCCTTGAGATTTGGTAACCATGCCATTTAGATTACTAATAGCATCAGCATCTATAGAACCACTGAGCAGTGCTTTTACTTCTGCTCCACCTGCGGTTGGCCCCATAAAATCCTGCATTGATGGTACTCCTAGTGGGCCCGATCCTGTTCCGGTTAGTCCCTCAAGAGTAGGAGCATGCTCTGCCATCATATCTTTAAGACTACTAAATTTGCCGTCAAGGTTAGGCACAGCTGGCATGTCTATACTGCCCATTAGTTGTTTAGCCGCATCGCTGTCCTTAAGGCTAGCGCCAAGATCTTTCATCTTTTCGCCCATTGTGGTCAGATCGCCTTTGATGCCTTCTAACTTATCTTTACTGACTAAATTTTTAAGATCTGTTAAATCTTTTAAACTTCCAATTGCCATAATAACTTTCCTATGTTGTAGTAACCGACAAACCACCTTTAGCCGCAGATATTTTGCCCGATATTTCATTTCTAGCTGCGGTTACATTTTTATTAGTTATGTCAACTAACTTAAGAAGATTTTCAATTGGGCCGTCTCGTTGGGCAACATAAGTATTTCGATCAATTTTTTGTGCGTCTGTACTATAAGGTAGAGTATTAATAAGTCTACCTGCTTCATTGGCATCAGCAAACATTTTTGTTGCCAAATCGTTCAATCTATTCTGATATTGTGTCTTTAAATTGCTGCGCACTGTTGCTAAATGGGCATCGGCATCTGCGGCCTTAGGGTCAATAGACATATACTGACTTACTATGTCTATACCTGCGTCTACATATTCTTTTGATCCATTAATGACAGTTTGGAATAACTCTTCAATTTTCTTAATAATATCCGGGTCAACTTTAGGTTTAGCAGTGGCTCCAAATGCGGCTTTGTCATTATTGTTAGCCCATCCAGTAGGTGTAGCACTTGGTTCTTGTTGTCTGCTGGCAATCAATGTACCCGCAAATGCTTTTAATGAATCAGCTGCTGGTTGAAGCGACGCAGGTGGAGGAGAATTTACATTATATGTAGTTTGGCTGCCTCCAATTACCGATGTCGCTCCAGAATCTAAAGAGTTGTTTGTCCCAGCACTGGGTAGTCCCGCAAATGGATTAGCCCCTGCTGTTGACTTTAGTGTTTCGGTTAAGTTTTTAGTACTAACATCAGGTAGTCCGCCTAGCGGACTAACATTGAACTGATCAGCAACCGCATTAAGCACTGTAGGGTCATTAATCTTAGACATTGCCAAATCAATACGATCCTTGTACACTGGATTATCAATGTCGTCTGGGTCAACGCCTACTTTCTTTAGCATACTAGTAATGCCCGTTGAATTTCCCATCTTACTTGATTTTAGTTGTTTAAATAATCCGGCCGATTTGCCAAAGCTAGCCATGTCACTCATATTAAACATGCCACCCGTAGCACTCATACAGTCACCTACTTTAGATAAGTCGCCTAATGAAGATGTCAGACCTTGATCTGCTAGGTCACTGATTTTTTCAATTCCACTACCAAAACTTTTTAAGTTAACGTTAGAGCAAAATGCTGTTACTTTCTTTAATTCTATAGCATCACCAATATGTGCGCGAGCTTGATTGAATTTCTGCATAAAGCCGCCTGGGCCACCTGCCATCATATTGTTTGCGGTAGTTAGTAACGATGACGCCGCGGCGTTGGCCGACGCCCCCAATGATGGATTAGTTAAGTATACCTGTTGTAACTTAGTAGCTGCCGCAGTAACATCTGGATGTATCTGTAAGCCTTCCCCTTTAGAAAAGCCAACCATTGCGGTAATAGTTGCCGGTGTCAATGACCCTTTGGGTAATCCAACGGTATTATATTGCCCCTCGGCAACTACCGTCATATTCCGTGCGCTAGCGATCATGTCTGACATATCTTATTCCTAGGTAATAATACCACTTGCTGGTTCAATACCAGTAGTAGTTTGAATATAGTGATTTACTATTTCTTTTTGTGTAGTAGCATGAAACATTACATGATTTTTACCTAATGTAACACTCTTGCCCAACTCACTGGTGAACAAACTCTGTAGTAAACCGATACCACGTTGGCTAGGCATTACCGTACAAGGTTTGTTAATCACATACCCTTGATCATTCTCTTCTACAATTTTTGCTACAATTTCGTCACCGTTGACTAATTTAAATGTTACGATGTCGTCTTTTTCATACTTGTTAGCTACTAGCATTGATATCCTCTACTCGTTGATTGATCTCACTTGCGGACAATTCCGCAATATCTTTATAACCATTTTCCCAAGCTAATGTTTCACCTACATAGTATTGGGGTAATGGAAATTTACTCACAGGACGGTTAGAAGTTACTAAAAATTCTGCCGCTTGTACGTTAGCACCTACGTTAACTTCATCGAAGTCAATGCTTAAATTTTTTAATTGCTGTCTTGCCACTGTAGAACGAATGCCGTTATCTACATATATTGTTAGTTTTGCCATTTTATGCTCCTGCTAATCTAGCTGTTAATTCTTCGTCAGACAATCGAGCTAACCCTTGGTAACCACCTTCTACAAAGAGTTCACCATCTAAATATAGTTGTGGCACTGTACGATGATTCTGTTCTAGCAACCATTCACGTGCTTCGTTATCTTCATCAATCTTCACTACGTCAAATGATATTCCTTTCTTTGTTAGTAGACCTTTGGCCTGCTCGCAAAATGGGCAATTGTTTTTACTATATACTGTTAGCATTTTTTCTCTCTCTTATAAACTTGGTAATTCATCATAGTCAATACTATCGCCCATTACACCAATGACGTAGTTAGTTGACTCTGATTCTTGTAGGGCTGTTTGTTTTTTACTTGTATCGCTGTGCTTATTAAACCAAGGAATAGGAGTAGTCTTTGGTGCTGGGCTTTGGTATCTAATACCAATTTGTTTTAGAGCATCTACGGCTGTATAATCAACAAAATCTTTCAATATATTAGCGTTTAAGCCAATAACTGGACCCATTTTAAATAGATAATCGGCCCAGAACTTTTCTTCACGGATGACATCTAGGTACATTTGATATACTTCAGCTTCGCATTCTGCTTTGATCGCAGCAAAGCGCGGATCTTCTTTTACCACTTGATTAATTAAGAACGCAGTCCACTCTTTGTGTAGTAGTTCATCTTGTAGGATTAGACTAATGATATTACCGTTGCCAATAAAGATCTTGTTCTCTACCATGGCCAAGCTAGTAGCAAAGCTAACCATAAAGCGGAATGCTTCTAGTCCATAGCTAGCATGTAAAGCTAACCAAATTGCTTTGATGTGTTCTGTTTCTGTTACCTTTTCGCCCATCTCTTTACGACAATTAATTTGATGTAATTTATCATAGTAGTTGCCGATGGTACTGGCCATGCCCACAATCTCTTGTGTATCGTGAATGGTGTTAAACACATCCTTTGGTATATTATAGATATTACGAATAATGTGGCTGTAGCTCTTACTATGAATGTTAGTTTCAAAGAAACTCCAGTTGCTGATAAGTGCTTCTAGTTCTGGAATACTTACTACTGGTCCAAATACTTGATTAGGTGCGCGGCCTTGTAGACTATCTAATGCTGTTTGACGTAGCAGGTTGCTGGTAAAGATATGTTTAACAGCATCACTAGCATCTTTAAAGTCGTTAGCATCTTTACTTAGGCTAACTTCTTCTGGTTGCCAAAAGAAACCGCGGGCTGTAGCTTCAAAGTTAGCAATCTTATTATATTTAACTTCTTCAAACCGCTGGATAGTTACCGGACCTGCTGGATCCAAAAACATCTTGCGATGTAGATAGTCTGTTTTAGTACTTAAATCGTATTGTTCTTTTGACATTTATAGTTTATCCCATTCGTTATCTTTTGTTGGTATCCACCCATTTCTAAAATATTTTACCATATTCATATACGGGCTGATTGTTTTGTTATCGTACATTGTACCATTTAATATTCTATATAATTTACAATAGGAAGGTTTGTTACTACTTAACCAAATATTGTAAATCTCATCTGCTCGTTTCCACACACTTTTAGTATAATCTGTTGCCCTTGGGTGGTTCCACGGTTTTAATCCAGCACACGGATTATTCATCTTCATCCTATTAGAAAACAACTCTAACGATTTATCTGAAAAATTTACTTTATTCTTGTATCCTGATTTACCTTTATTCCAAGTTCCATTTAATTTAGATGGATTGTTTGGGCCTTTCATATATTCAGAATACTGTCTCTTAAGCCAACCGTATGCTTTGTTGTTTCTTTTTACATTATTGTTTGATGATACCATAAACATAGCTGCTTTAACTAATCGTATATTGTTTGGGTATATTCTAACCAACAACAAATGACACAAATAATGCTCTTCTGGAGTCAGCGAAACTAAATTTTTCTCTTCATCTGTTCCGCCTATACACTTTGGAACAATATGATGTTTTTCACTATACCCTTCTAATATTCTATTCTGCCCTCTATCAACAATATTGTTATATATTTTTCGATAATCCATTGAAGTCTCCTATAAACTTATTTATCATAGTTTACAGAAAACTTATAGTTTACACGCTATAACTTACAAGATTCACATTCCCCGTCTTCAATATATTCTTCAACTTGTTTTGTCTGTGGTGGTAAATCTTCTGCTACTGCTTTACTGCCCTGTTTGTTAATCAAGCTATAGTAGAATGTTTTAATACCCCACAATTGAGCCTGCATCAAGTTCTTAGCAATCAATGTAGTTGGTACTTTACGATCTGCCCAGTGTGCTGGATTATAGAAAGTGTTGGTACTAATACTTTGATCTACATAGGCTGCAATAACAGCCGCAGTTTTCAAGTAGGCCGCACAGTCAGTTTGTTCCCACATGAGTTGATATTTATTCTTTAACTTGTGATATTCTGGAACAACCTGTATAAACGAGCCAGCTTTTGATTCTTTAACTGAAATCAAACTCATTGGCATTTCGATGCCGTTAGTTGAGTTGATGACCACACTAGAACTTTCAACTGGAGCCACTGCCATTAGGGTAGCATTACGCACACCATAACTACGCATATCGCTACGTAACTGTTCCCAATCTAATTCTGGAGTAAAGTCAGCTAGTTCATTAACGCCTTTAGCACGTAGTTCCCAAGGAAAGATTCCTTTACCATAACGTGTCTTGCTACTGTGTAGACAAGCACCACGTTCTTTAGCTAGTTCAACTGTGGCTTCTGTTAGATAGAATGCCTGATGCTCCATCCAAGATTTAACTTCTTGTAGGGCATCCTTTTCGCCATATTTGAAGCTACGTTTTGCATGCCAGTAGGCTAAGTTTGTAATACCAATACCCAAAGGTTGGATTTCATCGTTGCTTAACTTGCTTTGTATGCTTAGGAAATCTTGATAGTCTAAGATGTTACATAAGCTACGTTGTAGGATGCGACAAGAACGTCGCATGTCTTCTGGATTGCGGAAAGCACCCCAATTTATACTACCTAATGTACACAGGGCAATGCGACCATCGGCGTCATCTAATCGTTTGAAACTCTTAGTGGGTAGTAAAATTTCGCAACACAGATTACTTTGATAGATAGTGTGATACTCTGGGTCAAACGGACCTTGGTTCATTACGTTGTCAATGAACACCAAATAGATACGACCTGTATCTGTACGCTCTTTCAATATACCACCTTTGAATACTTCTTCGGCGGCCATTTGTTTCTTACGTAGACCTTTTTGTTTTTCATACTTAACATAAAGCTCTTCGAACTTAGCTGTATCTTTATAGAACGCTTCGTATAAGTCAGGTACTTCGTTAGGATCAAAGAATGTAATCATTTCTTTGTTCTTAAATCTGCGCCAGAAGAAGCTAGATAATACCACGCCATAGTCCATATGACGAACACGGGTTTCTTCTGTTCCTTGATTGTTTTTCAACACAATCAAATCATCAAACTGATGATGCCAGATAGGATAAAACACAGTAGCTGATGCGTTACGTATACCGCCTTGCGAACAGCTACGTAGATCACCAAACCACTTCTTAAGGAAAGGAATCATACCTGTGTGCATGATCTCACCGCCTCGTATAGGACTCCCTAAGGGGCGCAAACGACCTATTTCTAAACCAATGCCAGCACGCTTACTAGCATACTTGGCCATCATTTCCCCACTAGCAAAAATACTATCAAGATCATCGTCACTGCGAATAAGTACACAGCTAGAAAATTGCTTAGTTGGGGTACCAAGACCAGCAAGCACAGGTGTAGCAAGAGTGAAAAGGCCATCGCTAGCGGCATTGTAGTATTCCTTGATAAATTTTAATCTTTGATTCAGATGTTCTTTGTGCATTACTGTTGCCGCAGCAACCATGTAACGCACCTGAGGAGTTTCGTAGATTTGTTTAGTACTGCGGTTACGTACAAGGTATTTCTCGATTAACTGTTCAATCGCAGCATAACTATATTCTTCGTCTTTGGCATGTTCGATGAAATCATTCATCTTATTCCAATCTTCTTGACTATACCATTCTAGCAGTTCTGGAGTATATAACCCAGTGGCTACGTTAGTCTTAACAATTTCATATAGATGAGGAGGTTCATAGTCGCCATATACATCTTTGCGCAGCATTGATAAACGCTGTTTACCTGCTACGTGTTGATAGTTTACATGACCTACATCTGGATTTGATTCTACGTCGATCAAGTCAACAATCGCTCGCAGTGTAATTTCGTCAATTTCACGTGTGCTGATACCATCGTAAAAGTGTGGTTGTGCTTTGATTTCAATCATTGACTGACTTACATCAGCAATACCAGCACATACCTTTGTAACCTGCGCTTGCCATTTGTCAACTGCCAAAGGCACTCGTGCTCCACTGCGTTTTGTGACTTGAATAATACTCACTTGAATAACCTCTTTTAATATTTGTCTAACTGTAGATCTTCTGTTGTATAACTGTACAGTAATTGTAATTCTGTTTCTTCTATTTGTTTTGTATTTACTATCTCGTAGGGCCAGTAATTAAGAATATATTTCCCATCATCAATCCACACTACATTGTATCTGTTCTTTTCTTTAAAATCATAATATACTCTAAGTTCTAATGGAACTGTTTTATGACTAGTGAAGTATATAGTATACAGCATTCCTAGTGATTTAGCAACATCGCAATAGTAGTTTTCGGCTAACAATGTCCAAGGATCTGGCCATTCAACCGGATTATCTGGTGGTAGGTAATAGCCAATAAATGGAGCAGTGCTCCACATTTGATTAAGTTCAGCTACCGCAGATTCTAGTGGTAGATCACTTAGCGTATGGCGGACATCCTTCCATTGCGAAAGTCGGTCCGACACTCGTAGATTCCAAAAGTTGGTATACATATATTATATGAATGATCTAACTGTGTATCTTAGTATAGCAGCGTTACCTGCTGAACTTACATTTGCTCTTAACGTGGCAGTATCTGAAGTAGTATTACCAAAGAACTCTAATACAACACCAATGTTTGCGCTTTCTGAGTATTCGTCATCGTATTTTACGTCTGCGCCAGCGTTGTGTGCTACTTTAATAGTTCCAGAACGACTGTCAGTACCACGTGTGATTCTGTAATCGATAATTGCGCTTGGTACCGCTGATTGTAAAACTAGCGAAGTAACAGTTGAACTATTATTAACTAAATTAGCAATGACACCCGGAGTGTCTACAGTAGCACCTGAAGCGGAAATCTGTGTAGTGGTACTGGTAAAGTTGTTATCTGATAGTGGAGCAATTAATGGAACAACTGCTTGATCAGCAACAGATCTTTCAAATTGATCAGCGATACTGTAGTTGTTTGGAGTTGCCCATGAAATAACTGCGGTATTTGCCACTGAGCTAGTTACAGAAGTAGCATTACCAAACCCTACTGTTCTATACAGGTTGAATGCTGATGTAATAGAACTATCATCAGCTGAATATATACCTTGTCCAGCTACGTTGGCAAAAATAGATCCAATTACTTTAACACCCTGTGGGCTCAATGAGCCATCAGTCCTAGCGTAAACACCACGATAAACAGTATCAAATAAACAATCGTTGAATGTGATTGCTTTAGTACCGTTAGCGGCTGCTGAAATACCTGCGCCATATAAGACTCTAGCAAATTCGCAACCATTAAATGTTACATTGTTTGTTTCTGCTACAGAATCTAATATGGCGGCCCCTAGTAAGAATCCGGTATTAGTTGTCGGTGCTGTAAGATTTCCCTGAAATCGTACTCGATTAAATGTAATGAATTGCGCACTATCTATCACTGCCAAGGTAGCATCCGCAGTAGATTGTAATGTTAAGTTGTTAAGATCAATTTGGAATGGAGCATCGTATATTGTTGGATTAATTGTTGCGCCAACATTACCAAAGTTATCTTTAAATTGTACTACAGCATCATCATAAGCAGTCATTTTAATGATAGTGCTTCTAGGACCATCACCCGAAATACTAGCAAAACTAGGGATACGTAGGTTAGCTGTGGTAATATATGTACCAGCTGGTATATGTAATCTACGACGAACACCAACTATAGCATAGTAATCTCTTGGATATACTTGGTCGATAGCACGTTGTAGAGCCACTGTATCATCAGTTACTCCGTCACCTTTGGCGCCAAAGTCTTTAGCACTAATTTGTTCATCTATTTTATGTTGTAAGGTACGAACTACTGGAGTAGTTAGTGAACTGCCTGTGCGACTAGTGTACGTAGACTCGTCACCTTTAAACACAAATGAATCAATGGCTGATAGAATATCACTAGTAGCTGTTAATACCTCAGTGTTACCAATTTCTGGCGCACCCTCAACAGTAGTACCATTACCAATCCATAGACGTTGTTCGTCAACAGACCAGCCCATTTCGCCACTTGCTAGTTGTGGTAGATTTTCTTGTAAGCCTCTACGGACTTGAATTTTAGATATCTGGATTACAGCCATGTTCTCACCTTAGTTCTATATCGAGTATTTATGCTAATTTATAATACTGCTCAACTCTTTCTAACCACTTAGCTGTCCACTTTTCCCATTCTTGCCCTTCAACCGTCCACGTTTGAAACTGCACAGTTTCGCCCGGCTTAGGTGCTACTGCCATTAGGATAACACCTTGCTGTATGTCAGTTCCGTGTGTTTCGTTGTGTGCTAGTCCGTAGGCACATAACTGGAGGAAATAGTCTTCAATCCATTCAGTTTTCTTAGGTTTATTGGTCTGTTTGTAGTCAATAATAGCCGGTTTTGACTTGTAAATTCCGCAGGCGTCAGTAGTACCAGCGTAGAGTCCTTCTACGTATAATGGCACTTCTATGCCCCACATTTCGTTGACATGTACCAGACCATTGTCTACGATACTCTGCGCCATGGCATAGCTTTGTTGGCTAAATGGATTAGTTCCAGGCTCACCCATAACTCGATTATTTTGTACATAATCCTCTAACCACTTGTGCATGCGTGTTCCGCGATTAGCGGCTTCTGTGGTGATTTCCTGAGCTTTAGCTTCGCCAACTGATTTACGCCAGTTAGCAAGGGCTTCCATCTTTTCTTTGGGTTTAGTTTTATCTAAGATTGTAGTAACACTAGGAACTTTGTTACCGCCGGGGGTAGCGTATAAACGCCGACCTTCTACGCTTTCACGTAGGATAGGTGTGTAGTTGTATTTTTGTATAAGCATCTTATTAGTATATATGTTCTATACACTAATGTCAAACAGTAAATGATTCCCCACACCCACATTCACCTGTAGCATTAGGGTTAATAAACTCAAACCCTTCATTAAGCCCTTTCTTGAGCCAGTCAACAGTTAATCCATCTAGATAAACTAGACTTTTATTATCAACAAATACTGTAGCACCGTAGGATTCAAATTGCATGTCGTCAGCTGTTGGTGAGTCAACAAATTCTAACACATAGCTCATGCCCGAACATCCGCTGGTCTTAACACCAATTTTAATTCCCACGCCCCTACCCCTAGCAGTGATGCTTTTCTTAATCTTGTCTGCAGCTACTTGTGTTATATTAATCATTGAAAATTCTATCTAATACTTTTTGTTTTTGTTCATTGGTAAAATTGTACCATTCTACTATTTCTTCGGTTGTGCGATTACATCCACGACATACATCGTTATCTAGTCTACAAACACCGATACATGGACTCTCTACTTCTTCCATTAATCATTTCCTTGTTTTAATTTGTAGTCTGCTATCGCACTTTTAATTGCGTCTTCGGCTAAAACTGAACAGTGTATCTTAACGGGCGGCAGGGCAAGTTCTTCTGCTATTGCTGAGTTTTTGATTGTAAATGCTTGGTCTATGGTCATGCCTTTGAGCATTTCAGTAACCAGCGATGAACTTGCGATTGCTGATCCACACCCATAGGTTTTAAATTTAGCATCTGTTATTATTCCGTTGTTTACTTCAATTTGTAGTTTCATGACATCGCCACAAGCTGGAGCACCGACCATGCCTGTACCAACATTTGGGTCGTTCTTATCTAAAGTTCCTACATTGCGGGGATTTTCGTAGTGATCTAGTACTTGGGCTGAATAAGCCATAACAATTCTCCAATAGTTGAGTATTATACTACACTATTTATTGTACTATGTCAAGTAGTAAGATTTATACTGCGGTACTAGATCTATTAGACATTCACCACGTCGGGTATCTAATAGTTTAGCGTATTTAATGAAATTATTAAAATTGATTCGATCTAACACATTTGATTTTAATACTGTTATACTATCGTTGATAATGTTAGAATTATCGGGTACTAACTCTAATGTCTGTTCTAATGTATCGATCGCATCTTGTCTTAGTTCATATGGTAAACATTCTAAAAATAATTCCTGCTCGTCACATACAGGTTGTATGCTCCACGGAATATGATTATAATGATCATTGAAGAATTTTGCCAACGTAGATATATCAAATACATTATAATTATTCAATACTGTATTAAATGTAACTGTGATATTCGGCAATTGAGTCACCGAGTTTAGATTATTAATTATTGTATTAAAATTTGACCCGTGTCGAATATAATCATTTAATTTTCCGTAAGCATCAATCGAAACATTAAGTGTAATATTATTAAACTTTTTAAATAGTTCTAAAACAGTATTAGACAATACTGTAAGATTAGTATTAATAATTATCGGAGTGTCAACTGTAGTCCAATGTGCTAGGAAATCTAAATTATATTGTTCTATTAACGGCTCGCCACCGGCAAAGTATAATCTAAATAGGCGATCGTCTGTTTTAGGAAATGCGTGATTATACTTTTGTTTAGTTGGATGTATAGGAAATTTCTTTTCCGATGTCAACTGCATGTTGTTATTTTCTGCTTGAATAGCACTACTATTATATGGATTACAGGTCCTACATTTTAGATTACACACATTGCTATATCTTATATCTAACATCTGCGGTAATAGGTCTTGCCCAAGTAGGGCTTGATCGATAACATCAATAGCTGCTTGTTGTTTTACTGGATCAGCAAACCACCCTTGATTTTCGTTATATGCCGGACTAACTAGCCCATTATCTGTTAATGTTTTACAACCTTGACATTGTGTAGGAAATTCTTGGCGTAGGAAGGAGTTTCGTATTTGTTTAAGTTCGGGTGTGTTAAATGATTCTTGACTGGTGTTTGCTTGTTCTATTGTAGAGCCACCAGCATAACAGCATAGTTTATAACTACCATCATACCACAGTGTTTGTCGAACAAACGGCAAGATGCAAAAACTTTTGCTCTCAACTAACTGCTGGATATTCATTGTCTATTAGAATAAATCGACGTCGCGTTTTTTGGCTGCTTTTTTAGCCATACTCGGCACGACATCTACAGGGGAATCAACATCTGGGGTATTATAACCTTCGTCGTCTTGCGCTTCATCTGCTGAACGCAATTCAACGTAGTCTTTGTTATAACTTTTGATTAGATTTTTTACTGCTGGATTAGTATCATTTGCGGCAACTAAGCTATCATAGTTGAATGTCTTATCAGTATTCAATACCATGTTGATAAGACTTTGTGTGCTAATTTTTGGAAGTTTATCTTGATCGTTGTAACGGTTGCGAATAAGCTCCAGAGCCGTTAATAAATTAGACTCTGGAGTGTTTGTAGAGCTGTGTTCAAATTCACTCAAACGCATTAGCGTTTTTCTCTACCTAATTCTTCTGCGCCACCAACAGCGGCATCGCTAGCAGCAAAACCGTCGCCTTCGTCAGCATCTAAATCGCTAGTAGGTAATGGAGGTAAATCACCTAATTCGTTACCTAAATCATCACCAGGCATTGCCATTGGATTGTCAACTGCTTCACCTGAAAGAATACGTACACCGTTGTCTACGCCTTCACGTGCTTGTTGTAGGTTGCCCATTAGTGTTTCTAGTGTAGAACCAACAGCGTTTTTAAAGCCGTCTGCTTGTTCAGCACCAAGTTGATCACGGATACTGTCTAATAGTTGTGGAAGTTGTTCATTTTGCATTTTACCAACTTTCTCAATAGCGTCTTGAACGCTATCTACCATGTCTTTAGCAGCTAACAATACTTCAGCGTTGCTTACTTCGCCTTCGTTAAGTTGGCTACGTTGCTCTGATAACCATGTGCTTAGGCTTTCACGAACAGTTAAAAGTTCCATATAACGTGGATTCTTTTCAGCAGTGTGTAATTCTACGCTGTGGCGGATTTTGTTTAAGTTGTCAGCAATCGTTTCACTTAAACGTTCTGCTTTTTCAACTGTCATTTTATTGAAGTCAAGAGCAAAACCGAAACGGCTTTCCATTACTTTGTTCATTTTCTTGGCCGATGTTCTTGCCATTTCTGCTAGTTTCATAGTTTCTAATTCCTGTTTAGACTTTAATATATTTAGCCAAGTTTAAAGATTTCTGTAATTCTTTTTTGACTTTGTTTAATTTGTGTATTGTTTCTTGATATTTAGTGCTGTAATATTCAGCACTCCAATCGTCTTGTTTTTCGTTGGCTGTTTTGTATCTATGTCTAAACAGTATAGCTTCAAACTCTAGTCTATTCAAAAGATCATCAGCCGTTTTAATTTCGTTGGCTAGGTTGTACTGTTTTTGATGTACTGCTATACAATAAAAAATAGCATCTTTACGTGTGAAGAAATCAAATATTTGTTGTTCTTGGTCAAACACACTCCAGCACTTATCGTTGACTTTTATTACTTTAAGTTTGCCAACCAATACATCCGTGCCAATTTGATAGCACACAGGCAATTCTGAATTACCAAGTTTACTTAATTCCGTTTCTGTGAATCTGCGGATTTTTTCGAGATTAATCTCAGTTGGTGCGTTTTTTGTAGTGGATTTTGCCATCTTCATTAGTACGCAGTAGAACATCCTTTACGGTTAATTGATTGGCCAGTATTTGTTCACGTTCTTCAAGGTGGCTTTTAGGCATAGAACTATCACCTATACGTGTAAGAAGCTCATGCTCTTCATTGGTAATAGGTAATAAGACTTTGTTGGTTAATTCTACGATTTTCATAAAGTTACTCTGCGTTAACTTTATTTATTGGAATAATCCTTTGGCAATAATTCCTAACAGGGCTGTTAAGATTACTCCAAAGATGGTCATAATGATATTAAATGTTCTATTAGAAGATTTTTCGTCACCGGCAGACACAGCATCCTTGATAGCAATAAGATGCCCTTCAACTTTGTCCATACGGCCGTCGATGGTATCGATACGATCGTCTAAGTTTTGTAATTTAGTTTCCAAGTTTTTGTACCTCTCGGCACATATTTCAACGTGGGCTTCTAGATTCTTCTTTTCAATTTCAGTAGTGGTTGACATACGTCGCTTCCATAGTTAGCGATGCGTTTTTTCTGAGCCTTAATCTTATGCCTTAATATGTGCCGTAATAATGTGATGTTATAGCATCAACTAGTATTTATAAATTTAGACTAAATCAAAATATATGTTTTTATTGATGCCGGTAGTGTAGAACAGCGGAGTAGTGGGGTTAGCTGTATCGGTTAGACCTGTTATAACAGGTACCTGATCAAAGTCGGCTGATGGTACAGCATTTTGAAATTCAACATCGAATTCAAAAGACCAAATTTGGTGCTTGCCTTTGTAAGCGTTACCAAATTTATATGTCGAAACATCTTGAGATCTAACACCAGTTTGTTCGACACGAAATAACTGTGTACGCATACCAAGAATCTGTACAACTGTTTCCCAATTACGCTGTTGATTGCGAGCTTGTTCTGCTTCTATAGAAAATTTAGTAATACCCGTATTAGTAATGTCTATTAGGGTGTAACCTTTGTAGGTATGTGTTCTTTGTTCGTCAGTAATCATATAAGATATTTATAGATAGAAAGTTGCGCCATAAAAAAAGCACCGCGAACGGTGCTTTTAGTTTGGTTATAATAACCAGGTTATATTACATACCTTCTAAGTCAGTTGGCTCTGTAACAGTTACCGTTGCGCTAGTTGATAGTGTAGCAACGCCACCTGATACTGAATATGTACCTGTATCTAATACTTGAGCGATTAGACCAGCAACTACACCGATTGATGTGTTAACACGGTCAACGATCATGTAAATTTCAGAACCGTCTGATTTGAATTGGAAAGTACCTGTAACTGAACCAATTGCGTCAGAAATTTTAGCTGCTGCTGCATCTGTTGCTGCAGCTGCAATACCGCCACTTAAAACTACTTTATATACTGATTGTGCTGTGTTGCGTTGGATTGTACCGCGAGCTACTGCTGTTGGGTTTGTACGTGTAAATGTTGCCATTTTATAAATCTCCTAATAATTGTACGCTTTCGCGCTTACATTTATTTATGCCGCGTGTAAAAAATTAACCACGTAGATAACTATCTTTTTAAGAAATTTTGGCGTGAAAATTCAAGTCTATCTACTAGTTTAATAGCGCCGCCATCGTGCCCAATAGCAACAAAGCCTTCTGGGGTGGTTACTTTATATCCATCAGCGGTTTTTTGGAATGTACCAATGCCTTCTACTTGCTGTAGTTTACGCAGTAGTAGGCCTTTCATTTCTACTAGGCGTTTGTATACTGCTAGTACACCCATTAGGTTATTAACATTGTCTGCTACCCATTGCTCTTTGGCTTTGATCTTAGCTAGTCTATTCTGTGCTACTCGATCGGTGACGTTTTCTACATCTTTCATAAGTAGAGCGTTGTAATCCTTCATAAAATCTTGTAGGAATTTGTTAGGATCACTTATTTGTGTGCCAGCACGTATGCTACGATTAATAAACGGCTTAATGTTTTTGGCAAACTCTTTATTACTAATAATAACATCAAAGCGTTGCTGTCCCACTTTTTCAAGTGTAGCCATTGTAGCAGACAACATATTAGTAATTTTAGTATTTTCGCTAGGAGTTAAACTAGCAATACCCGTATAGTCTTTATAGGTAGCATCATCAAACCATACGTCACTATGTTTGCTGAATCCCTGTATGTTTACTAGGAAGCCACTTTTCATCTCAGGAACTGACTCGCCCTCATAGCTAGTATGGAATATAATGCCAAACTTAGCACGTGCTATTCTACTGCCAATTTCACTAGCAACTGGTACAGCATAGGTAATTGTATTAGGAGTAAACACATAGCAGTCTTCACCGTTGATATTTTCAACTGATTTACTACCTTCAGTGAACATCATGTCGCCTTGTACTACACCACCAATGTTTAGTTTGCTTAGATATTTTAATGCTTCTATTAGAATATTAGCCAACTCAGGTTGGTCACCGTAGAAACGTTCTGCGTCACGGGCACTCTTAATAAGTTTAGGTTCACCTTTGCTAAACACTGCTTTGGTGCCCACAAAAAACTTACCGTCTTGTGGATCAATGCCGCAGATAATTGCCGGACTGCCGTCCCATTTAACTGTAAGCTGTGTTGTTGTACCAGTACCTTCGGCTAACATATGACGTAGACTTTCGATGTAGTCAAGAGCCGCAATCGCACCCTGGTAGCCACTGTTAAAGACTAAGTCTTCTAAATGTTCCAAGTGTACGTTTTTGCTTTCAGTTAACAGCCATTTAGGTGTTTCTTTGCGGATTTCAAATAATTTCATTATCTACGTTTTTTGCCTTTACCTTGTCCCGCTGTTTTTGCTACGGCGATATCTACAAACTTAGCGTATTCAACTGTGTCTTTTGTTAAACGATCTAAACTGTCTGCGTTAGCTGATGCTACTATTAATGCGGCGTCTGGGAAGTTTTGATTAGGTACGTACCACCAACGACCGTCTGCTGTTTTAAAATACATTTGTTTATTGGCTTTAGAAACAACATACATTCTCTTACCTTTTGGTACAGGTTGATCGCCAACGTTGTTAGATGGAGTCTGTACTTTATCCGCACCTGCTTCGTCTTTATCTGGGTCTGTTTTTGCTTTTGGAGTAAAGGTTTTTGGTAATGCTTTTATTTTACTTGGATCAGCGGCTAATCGTGTGCTTGCCCCAAGCCTGTCTGGAGCATTTTTCATAGCACTAGTAGCACCCAACGCAGCACCGTGTGCCAGATTACCTAAACCACTCCAAAACCCTTCTTTTAAAATTTCATTAATCTTCATTACGTAATTTCCTAATACCGCGAGTGAATTTACTCGGGTCTTGTCCTTTGATGGCGTTGAGTAATCGACGCTCTAACTCGCCTGCTGTGACAGCATCGTAGTTTTCGTGTATGTGCTTGATCAAATTGATAGCACCGTTGATGATATTGTTAGCACGACTCTCAAGGAGGCTGTCCTTGTCTTTGTGTGTTAACAGTTCATCAAGTTCTGTTAGTATACTACGGGTGCGCTTCTGCACAATGATTACTCCAATTTAATGTATTTATCGAAGAATAAAATTAATTTATTATAGTATAGCACAGGTTAAATAACTTTACAATGAATGATTCCTTTTGCGTATTGCCGTTTTACAGCACCGAATATCAATACAACGGTACAACTCCGTGCTGTCTTGTGCCTGTCGGAACTGATGTTACATTATTACAGTCAGAGATGCTGGCCGGGCAACGTCCTAAAATATGCCAGCAGTGCTGGACATTAGAGGACCAAGGAATCACCAGTGACAGACAAATTAAAAATCAGACATTTGATTTTTACTCCAACAGGGCCATTGAACTAATTAAGCAAGATTGTTCAGAAGGCAAGTTCTCTGAACAGATTGTTAAAATAAACAGTTCCACGCTTTGTAACAGTACCTGCTTTACCTGTAAGGATCTTAATGCTAGTTCATCTTGGGCCACACTATTAGGAAAGAAAAAAGAAATAGTTATAAATCCCTGTGATCAATCTAAGATCAATTGGGCAGATCTAAAGATGCTGTCATTGTTGGGTGGCGAGCCTTTATACGATAGCGCAAACTTTGATAGACTAGAGCACTTAATAGCAGTAGGCAATACCAATTGCTTTATATCTATAGTTACCAATGGATCAGTTGAACTAACTGATCAGCAGTTGTCTATACTAAAACAATTTAAGAATTTAAATTTCTGTTTAAGTATAGATGGAGTCGGACCAGTGTTTGAGTACCTACGATATCCGCTCAAGTGGTCTAGACTACTGTCAAATATTGAATTGTATAGAAGTTTAGGCATACAACTAAGTGCTAGCTATACTATCAGTAACTTGAATATTGCCTACTACGATGAAACTGTTAGTTGGTTTGAATCACAGGGATTAGAATATAACCACAATGTAATAAACTATCCTAGACACTATTCGCCTAATGCGTTGCCTAAACACATTAAAGAATCATTAGGGTCTGTGGCACATCTATTCACCGAGCATACCAACGCCAATGACGCAGATTATTTAAAATTACTAGAAGATATTGAGTTACAGGATAAGTTAAAACATATATCCATACAGGATTACTTGCCTAAGCTAGTCGACCTTTTTAAGTCCAGCTAACATACTTTTAAGTTTACTACTATCCACTGAGGCTGTAATCTTAGGACTATCAGTTACTTCTCCTGTGTCTTTAGTTACAGTACTACCTGTTTTGATCTGACTTAATATGCTACCTGAGTTTTGAGGTCTGAATCCTTCTTGTCCTTCTTCACCTGGGTCAGTGATACGCATAGTTTCGATGTTGTATTCTAAATCAACTTTATGTCCTACACCAGTCGAACTACGTGACTTCATACATTGTAGTTGATATCTGCCACGTTCTTTCATAGCACGGCTAGTAAAGATACCAAACACGTTATCTGCTGTGTTGATCTTAGATATACCACCGGCGATATGACTATGGTCAAATTCAATTTCTTCAACAGCACTACGATTCAACTGACTCGCTGTTACCAACAACACGTTAAGTTCTTTACTTAGATTACGCAGTTCTTCTGCTACATATTTGTCTTTAATAAACTGATCGTTTGGATTAACCTTAACTGATACAGGCATAACCAAATCTAAGTAATCTACCATAACAAAGTCAACTTTGATGCCTGTTTGTAGTTGTACTTCTTTTAAGTAACTGCGGATATCATTTACGTTTGATTGTGCCGGCAATCCTTTAATACGATATTGCCCAGCTTTCTTGCTAACAAGTTTAACCTTAAGTTCTGTTGTGTCTATGTCCTTACGAATATCTTTGGTACTCATGTCAGTCAACATCGCATCTGTTCTAAGTGCGCAAAGTTCTTCGCTCAACTCTAAACTTACATACACACCACTTAGGCCAGCTTGTAACCAACTAAGCGCAATATTCATCATAACCAAAGACTTACCCGAACCAGAACCACCAGCAAAGATGTTTAGTTCACCGCGACTCATACCACCGTATAAGATACGATCCATGCTGGGCCAACCCGTACTTACCTGGCCGCCACTGTTGAAGTATTTGTTAATACGCAGTCTAGGATCCTCAAAGTAGTCTGTACCCATGTCTTTAGTCAAACTAATCTGTACAGCATCTTTAATTAGTTTTTCAACTGGATCAAAGTCACCTTTTTCCAGCATATCTGCCGCAGTTAGAATAGCACGCTCTAGCTCTTGACGTTTGGTAAATCCTTCAAACTCTGTCATAAACCAATTATAGTGGTCTTCTGTCAGGTCTGGCACGTGTTTGAGAACTACCTTGGTTACTGCTTCAATTTGATCTATTGTTGGGAGTGTCTTGTACTGTTCGCTGTGTTCTTTAACAAACCGTGCCGCTTCACGCAGACTTCTATCAAAGTTTTCAGGATTATAAATGTTCTGTACACGCACAAATGATTGTGCGTCTTGTACCATCATTTCTAAAAATAGTTTTTGTAGTTCTGGTGTATATTCAGTTGTCATATTATTAATTATACAGTTTTTTTCTCATCAATTCAATTTTAAGTTTGCTCGTTTCTTTACTATCTAAGATAGCCTTAAGCACAAACAGTTTACCATACTTAACCACAGCTTCATTGATATCTTTACAGGTTTCTTGCCATACAGGAAAGCTAGCACTCCATCCATATTCCATAGCATTCTGTAATAACTTAGCACCTGCCTTGTCGCGGTCGGCTACTACAATGACTTCTTTGCCCAAACTCTCAATGATTTCAGCTTGTGTTTCACTACACTCATTGCTCATAATAGCAACACCATCTATTGACATAGCATCAAACGGACCTTCACAGACAATAACAAATTTATTTTCACGTTTTTGATTATTGGTATTAAACACAAAGTTAGGTTCATAATGACTGTAATACTTGGGTTTAACCCCGTCTACAAAGGCGCGGCTTGTATAGCCAATAATCTTACCTTCCCAGATCATAGGAATGATCACACGTTGATGTAGACTGTGTTCTGTTGAGTCAGTCCAATAAAAATCATACTTGTCTGTATCAATGTTGCGATCTTTAACATAGCCAACTGCTGAATTTAGTAGACCCGGAACATTAGCAAAATCATCTAATAAATGATATGTAAGTATCTGTTGGAAACTCACAGCATCTTTAGGCAGTTCACGAACTTTGAACTCGATCTTTTCTTCTGGTTCTTTAATTTCTTCTGGAGCAACCAGCTCTCTAATACGGATGGCTTCTATTACTAAGCGTTTAACATCATTGTCGCTAGCACCTAACCAACTTAATAGTTTGCGAAACTTAAATGTTAAGTGACGCCCTGGTTGGAAACTTGCCTTAAAATTACAATTAAAACAGTGATAGCTTACACTGCCATCGGCATTAGCAGTTAATCCGCCACGACCTCTAGTATCAGGACTTTCACCGTTGTGGTGACAGCAGGGAGCATTAAAGCTCGTCCAACCTGTAGGGGTTGTCTTGCGTTTAGCAGGTAAAATACTTTTAATGAAGTCAGAGACGATATTCAGCATATAGTTATTATATACTGAATATTAGTTTAGGTCAAGCTAATTATGGATGTTCAATAGCCCAAATACGTGCTGCAAGTTGATTTAATGCGTTTGCTACTGTGTAAACATTGCTGGTCCAATGGACAGCATTGCCCATTGTAAATGAATCAATGTAAGCAGTAGTTTGTGTAGTATTATCCGGAAATGTAACAGTACCAGTATTGTCAAAGTACCAAATATGTGCGTTACCGCCACTAATACTATTGGCAACATTTAACTGTACTGCTACGTTAGATACAACCACACTACTTGTAACTGCGGCATTGCTATCTAATGCGTTCATGCCAATAATACCGTCATCTGAGCTGTTCAGTGATACCCCGTAATACCCTGCCGGTGCTAAATTGCCGTCTAATACCTCTGACTCTTCTATATAGCCGCCACTGGCAAATTCTATACGTGTGCCTTGTACTGTGATATTAGTTGCTGATAAGTTAGCTGAGATAGGTAAACTAGAGTTAATTGCTCCGTTAGCAACACTTAATGTAGCTCCGCCAATATAAATTGTACTGCCACTTAGATATAAATCTTTCCATTGGTTAGTTTCACTACCTAAACTATAAGTTACATTAGCACTTGGTACTAAATTACCAAATGTTGCTGTTCCGTTGGTTATATTAGCAATTAAGCCTGCTTGTACTGCGGCGTTACTTGTTAGTGTAGTAAGTGATCCACTAACTGCACCTAAGTTAGCTGTAATGGTTGCAATGTCGCCTGCTTGCACTGCGGCATTACTTGTTAGTGTTGCTAGGCTTCCACTCACTGCTCCTAGATTAGCAAATATAGTAGTAACGTTGCCTGACAGTATTGCTAACGAATCTGATTGCGCACCTGCGTTACTAGTTAATGTAGCAAGTGATCCGCTCACTGCTCCTAGATTAGCATAGATGGTTGCAATATCACCTGCTTGTACTGCAGCGTTACTTGTTAAGGTTGCTAATGAACCCGACTGTGCTCCAGCATTGGCCGTTAATGTTGCTAGTGACCCACTTACTGCGCCTAAGTTAGCATATATAGTTCCAATCTCACCTGCTTGTACTGCGGCATTAGCATCTAAACTTGCTATCAATCCAGCTTGTACTGCGGCATTGCTTGTTAGTGTTGCAATGGCTCCTGCCTGTACTGCGGCATTACTAGTTAATGTGGAAACATTTGATTCGAGACTTGAAATATTGCCTTGAATAATTGTTAAATTAACAGCACCAAGTGTTCCTAACAGACCTGCTTGAACTGCGGCATTGGCTGTTAGGTCAGCAATTAATCCTGCTTGTACTGCGGCATTAGCAGTAAGTACAGCCAACGCACCCGATTGAGCAGCGGCATTAGCAGTAAGTTCAGCCAACGCACCCGATTGTACAGCGGCATTGGCTGTTAGAGAGGCAATACTGCCGCCTTGTACGCCCGCATTACTAACAAGATTATCAAATGCTGTTGCTAGGTCTGCTAGACTGCCTGCTTGGCTAGCGGCATTACTTGTTAACGTAGCGATAGCACCTGCTTGTACAGCCGCATTACTGGTCAGCGTTGTTACATAACTATCTACGTATCCTTTCATTGCTAGATTAGCAATTGATACATTGGCATCAGCACTGGTAATTAAATTAGTCAAAGTTGTTGATAAGTTAGCGTCATTACCCAACGCATCAGCAATTTCTTTTAATGTATCCAACGCACCGGGCGCACTGTTAACCAACGAACCAACTTGGCTGTCTACATAATTCTTCATGTGAGTGTTAGCAGTTACAATAGCACCTGCTTGAGCTCCGGCGTTAGCAGTCCACGCAGTAGTGACTGCGTCAACATAGCCTTTCATAGCAGTATTAGCTGTGGTGATTGCTGTGTTTGTATCAGCAATAGCACCTGCTTGTACAGCCGCGTTGCTGATTAACGATGTGATACTGCCGCTCTGAGCACCGGCATTGGCTGCTAAACTATCAAATGCTGTTGTCAATGATGCTATAGCACCTGCTTGTACAGCCGCGTTACTGGTTAATGTAGCTAGACTACCTGCCTGCGCACCAGCGTTGGCTGTTAAGCTAGTAACATCACTTTGTAGGCCAGCAATTAATCCTGCTTGGACTGCGGCATTGCTGGTTAGTCCAGCAAGTACTCCTGATTGTACTGCGGCATTACTGGTTAGTGCGGTGATTTGTCCGCTTTGTGCTCCAGCATTAGCTGCTAGATTATCGAATCCACTTTCCCATGTAGCAAGTAGGCCGGCTTGTACTGCTGCATTAGCAGTCAAGGTAGCAATAGCGCCGGCTTGCGTAGCCGCATTAGCAGTTAATGTGGCTAGACTATTTGTAATAGTAGCAGACAAACTAGCATTGTTACCCATAGCAGAAGCTAATTCATTTAATGTGTTTAAGGCTCCGGGAGCTCCGTTAATTATGTTAGCAATATTTGCTGCAATCTTAGTATCTACACTAGCATTACTAGCAAAACTTAACGCACTAACTTGATTAGTTACTAACGTTGTCATGTAGGCTGTATTAGCATACGCACCAATACCAACTATGTCTTGAGTAGTTAGCACCACGTTACCTGTACGACCAGCTACTGTTCTTACACTATTTGAAAGTGCGTTAACGTTGCTTTCAATTGCGTCAAAGTTTTGATTAATTGTATTGAATGCCGTGCGTAATGGATCACCATCACCTGCGCTCGGACCTGAACCAATGTTAACGTTTGCTAATATCATAGTTTTTCTCTGTTATTGTGTATTTATTAGTTTTACTGTATTATAAACACCTACCTCTGACAGGAAGCCAGCGGTAGCACTAATGCCGCCAGTTAATGAAATACTTTTGCTTAATGTTATGGCCATTTTATATTCCGTAGATCGTCTTTAGCATATTTACAGTTATGGAACCAGCAGCAGTTTAGTAAATCCTGAGCCTATAGCGACAGTATTTGATCCACCGTATGGATTAGCATTAGCTGTAGCGGTTAACGCACTGGTGGGTGTTGTAAAATTGCCGGTATAAACGGCCAGTCCTTTTATAAATCTAAAGTTTGTTATATCGCCAACAAATGCAGCGTTAGTAGCAAATGTGTTGGTATTGCCAATGACTAATGTTGTGGTATTGTCTGTGATATTGTTTGTATCGGCAAACGAGCTGCCTCGTAGAGTACCGTTTCTGTAAACATAAGTTGTTCCGCTGATTCGAACTACTGCCCAATGATACCAGGTATTAACTATAGTAGAGCCTGCGGAATTATAACGAGTAGAGTTGTTTGCCCAATAATAAAATGTAGCAGATTCTATACTAACACCAATTTTCATATTGGGATAATCACCTGTAGAAAATATTCTCTGGAATTGTGCTGTACTGCTTTGATTACCAAACCATTCTACAGTAAAATCTCCAGTACCTACTGCCCAGTTATCACTGCCCGGGGTGGTAATATAACTGTTAACGCTGCTTGAAAATCTATAACTGTTGCCGCCTCCCGTAAAAGGACTTGTGGCCTGTGTAGTCACAGCTGATCCAAAAGTTAATGTAGGATTGGCAAAACCGGGCGACACTGCCGCACCATAGCTGGCTAATACTCCTGCAACTGCTCCAGCCATTATGTTAACCCGCTTCCGTTAATGTACCACACACCAGCTGAACTTAGTCCGCTGACTTTAACTGCTGTGGCCATGCCATGTGCGGCTAGTGTACGTGAACCAGTTGTGCCTGTACCTGCCAAGTACATAGTGTCTGAGGTGATAGCAATAGTAACAGTAGTAGCACTTGGTCCTGCTATGAATGTAAGAGTAGTTCCGATTGGGTAAGCCACTGAACTAGCTGCTGGAATGGTTATTGTTTGGCTGTTTGTTGTTACATAGATATGTTTGCCAGCATCACCAATGGCTAATGTGGCACTGGTACTGGTTTCACTTTGTGGTAAGCCCATATAACCAACGCTTGATGCTGTACTGCCAGCAATTGCTGGGCCAGCATTACCAACAAAATAACTAGTAGTACCCGATGTTGTGATATTACTAGTAAATGTAGCAGTTGTACCAATAGTATTACCAATAAAGCGTGTAGCAATAACATTACCTGCTGTAATATTACCACTGTATGTTGGTAAGTAACTTGCTACATTACTGTTGCTGTAGCTGCCACTTGCTGCTCCATAAGTAACTTCTTTTGAAGTTGTATTATAATACATCACGTTTGTGACGTTGGCTGTGTCATTTTTGACTGATGTAATATATAAACCAGCAGTTAGATCAGTATAATCGATCGGAGTGCCCGAAGCATTGATCTCAATACTATTAGCAGGTTGGTATGAATATCCCGCCTGGTGTCCTATTGCGATAGCCTGTTGGCCTTGGTGGTCATTACCAGCAACAGAACCAATTGCTACAGCTCGTAGTCCTTGTGATGTTTGTCCTGAGGCATAGCCAACTGCTACTCCACCCATTGATTGAAACGTTTGTCCTGCACCACTACCAACTGCTACTGCTTGTAGACTTTGTGTATTGAATCCAGCGTTCTGCCCAATAGCAGTTGCATCGTCACCTTGATTGTTTTGTCCAGCATACCCTCCTACAGCTACAGCACTATTGCCCTGTATATTTTGACCTGTGCTACGACCAATTGCGATCGAATCAGTTCCTTGACCACCGAAGGCCCCGGCGCCACTACCCAATGCTATTTTAGTAGCAGTAAGGGTTAGCGTATTAGTAACTGTTAGGTTAGCAACATTACCACTATATGTTGGTAGGTAACTAGCTACGTTAGCATTACTATAGTTACTGCCGCTGGCTACAATACCAGTTAATAGGGCACCATTACCTACAAAATAGTTAGCTGAGACATTGCCCGCAATGTTAATAATATTTCCGTAGGTAACTTCTTTGCTAGTGGTGTTGTAAAACATGATTTGACTAATATTAGCCACATCATTTCTAACCGGAGCCACTGTGAATGTGTTGGCTGTGGTTTGATTTAATACCCCAGTAGTTGCATTAATAATAATAGAGTTGTTGCCTTGGTTGGTTTCTCCAGCACGTCTACCAATGGCTACTGCATAAGCCCCTTGCGCAGTTTTACCAGCATTGGAGCCTATAGCTACCGCACGTTCTCCTTGTGTATCACCACCCGCATACAAACCAATAGCAACTGCATATTGCCCCTGCGCAGTGTAGGCAGCATTTTCTCCAATTGCTACATTTGAACTGGTCAACACTGACGTAATTGTTGCTAGTGATCCTGCTTGTGCCCCGGCGTTGGCAGTCAGTGTTGCTATGTTACCTGCTTGACTAGCCGCGTTGGCTGTTAGTGTTGCTAATGAGCCACTAGTTGCTCCTAAGTTAGCTACTAAGTCTATGTTGCCAATATTGCCCGTGTATGTAGGTAGATAACTTGCTACATCAACGTTGCTGTAACTGCTACCGGCACCGTAGATTGAATTATCACTGTTAAGGATATATCCACCACTTGGTAATGTTAGATTACCATCTACACTCCAGAGCCACTCTTTGAATTGTGGGCTACTATTACCGTCAAGATAGCCAATATCCAAGGTAGCACTGTTTTGTGCTACATAGAAGTTTGAGTAAGTAGCCATATTTGGGGCCACGGTTACATTAGCGTTTTGCCACATCAACTGTGAATATTGATCACTCTGCATAGTGATACTTTGACTAACTGGTGCTAGTATCAAGCTATTAGGAAATTGTGTAGTACCACCTGTGCCAAAGGTCCAAGTGTTTCGACCTCCAATAACAATGGTGAATGTAGCATTGGATGTGCCACTTGTGACTGTAATAAGATCACCGTTGTTGTATCCAGTACCAGCGGTAGCAATAGCAATAGTGCTGGCATATCCACCAGTCTCTGTCACATTTACTCTCAATCCACTGCCTGACCCGCCTGTTGTGGCCAAGTCGGACCTAGGATTTATTTCCCAACTGCCGGTGGTGCTGTTGATAACAGCAACATCAGATGGCACACCATTGGGAACCTTTATCCCCAATGCCTGGATGGTATCTATTTTGCCAGTAGTGTCAAATGTCCAAGCCGCCTGAGCAGACAAATTCGCAGTGGAGGCTCGTAGTTCTACATTGCCGCCATCAACTAACTTGACATAGTGAAGGTCATTGCCAAGATACAATTCAGTTGAACCGCCTGCTGCGGTCAAGTGTATATGATCACCATCAGCAGCCGCAGTGGGATAAATTAGCAATGCTTGATTATCATTGGCACCACCTGAGGGAGTTAGTCGAATAGCACCAGTGAGTCCACCACCTTCAGTAATTGTGCCGCCTTGTGGCAAGTTCAAGTTACCATTCCCGCCAAAAGTCCAGGTACCACCGGCTTGAATCACAACATCACCTGCCAATGCGCTTGCATCAGCGGCACCCGAAGTTAGATAGATAGTGCCACCATTAACGCCATTAGCTGTGCTGTCACCAGCTTCGATGATTACAGTACCACCCTCATTACCTAGGTTAATATTGCCATTGTTTGTACCAGCATCGCCTGCACGAAGTGTAAGATCACCGCCGCTTCGTGCAGAGTAAATACCAGAGGCAGCACCGCCCTGTCCGCTCTGTATGGTGACGTATCCACCATCTCCACCATTATCGTAGCTGTCACCCGCGCCGCCGTCGCCACCACGTATTTGAACATCGCCGCCAGTGGCATCACTACCTACAGCACTATCCCCAGCATAGATATTGATGTCACCACCTTCTGAGCCAGAATCTCCTTCACGATCACGAGCTTGTAACAAGATGTCATCGGCTGAATATAAGTTGATATCTGCGGTGTTGCCCGAATCACGGTTGTCGATGTTTATATGACTGGTACCAATGATACTGCCCGGGATAGTTAAATTACCAGTTGTGCCAAAGGTCCACTGGGCAGTATTACCGGCGCCATCATTGCTGTTGATTACCACACCGCCAGTATTGGCCAATTTAACATAGTGATTATCGTCACCTAAGAATAGTTCTGTTCCGCTACCGGCCATCAGATGAACATGATTACCATCTACCGCAGTAGGTGCTATTTCTAGATACTGTGTGCTGGTACCACCATTGGGTTTTAATCTTATAGCGCCAGCACTGCCGTAACCGCTTTCTAAAATAGTTCCACCCGAAGGTAAAGTTAGGACAGCATCTGTGCCAAAGGTCCAAGTGTAGCCTGCTTTGCTAATATTAGCCGCAATATTGCCATCATATGTTGGCAAGTAAGCAGCCACATTAGCATTACCGTATGTGCCTGTACTACCAGCAATTAGTCCTGCCTGAACTGCGGCATTGGCTATTAGGTCGGCAAGTGTTCCACTTTGACTAGCGGCATTGCTAGTTAAAGTAGCCAACGCACCCGCTTGTGTTGCGGCATTAGCTACTAAGGTAGCTAGTTCTCCGCCTTGGCTAGCTGCATTACCTGTTAATGTATCTAGTAGGCCTGCCTGTATTGCGGCATTACTAGTTAATGTTGCTATGCTTCCACTTACCGCACCTAAGTTTGCGTAGATGGTTGCTATGTCACCAGCTTGACTTGCGGCATTACTTGTTAAGGTTGCTAGGTCACCTGCTTGTGTTGCGGCATTGGCTAACAATGTTGCTAGTATGCCTGATTGTACAGCTGCGTTGCTAGTTAAGGTTGTAATTCCAGATTGTAAAGTTAGTATATTACCTTGTAATATTGCTACATTACCTTGTAACGCCGAAACATTTGTTGTAATACTAGATGTATTAACTGAAGTAGCGACGCCCCCAACCGTTGTTCCGTTATGAAGATATAAGGTATTAGTATCGGTATTAACTATCAATTCACCAGGGGCACCAACGTAGGTACTAATTGCCGCTGTGTTGCCTCTTCGTAACTGTAATCTTCTTGGTGCCTGCATTATATTATACCTAGGTCAACGTTGCCACTGTAGTCTGTAGTGCTTGATGTAAATGCGTCTGTTTCAAATGCTGGATTAATTCTTAGTTCAGCATAGACGCCATAGTTATCATCACTATAAGTAGGTGTTTCATGTACACCATTGTATTTTAGGAACGCAAGTTTGTATCTGCTCTGCGGTAGTGTGTTAATAAAATCACTAGTCAGCATACAATTTGCTGTAGCTGTGCTGACATTACTAACCGTTACACTCACGTTTGATACAACATTGCCTTTCAAATAATCAATAATGTAACCACTAAATGTCAATCCAGCAATATTAGCCGTCTTTTGATCTTGGTTCTTAAATTTGATAACAATAGGGTTATCTGCCCCGCGATAAATTTCGATTGGTCTTTGATACACGATGTTGTTCCTTCTGTCAGAAATGGCAGGATCGTTATAGTCCAAAATCTGAACAGTGAAAATATTCTGATATAAATAACTTGTGATTACAGGCACTTTTGCTTGATCCTTTAGAGTATTTATCGCGAGTCGTATGGAAGATAGTTACAAGAATTTATTAGACCAATACCCATTTATTAGCTATCTGACCTACGGAGGTAATGACTACATTGGCATTGTACAAAACGCAGATGAGATCATCACTACAATCTACGATTTTTCAGCTCTACGCACGCTAGATCAAAAAGAACGTTTTTTGTCGCTGGCAGATCAGTGGTGGTGGGAAAGTAATAGGCTAGTGCCTATCAATGTATTTCTAAAATTAGATTGGGTAGAGTTTAGACCCTGTTTAAAAACATTCAACAGCAAGGACGTTCTTATACAGCACGGCCCTTACGTTAGTCTAAAAGAAATAGCTCAGAAACGCAGTAAGCGCCGTAGTATTACACTGATTCGCAAAGTAGGTTAGTTAGTTAACATTAATAGTTCTTCAAGAGTGTATAAACTCTTAGCACCTTTAGATGAATTTTCATTCGCTTCTAAAATTCTTAAATTGGCAGGATGATTTACTACACTTTCTGGCAGACTAGCCAACCATGAATCCCATATACTAAACTTATGATCAACATGATATGTTCGCTGACCTAAACTATATCCTTGTGCTTTTGCCCATCGCTGTGCTCTAACTCTAATACGTCTAGCATATTGCCTAAAATCTTTCATTTGTTCTGGGGTAAAATCTCCCCATTTTTCTTTAATAGACTGTTTTGCTTTTTTGCGAGCAATTTCGTTTCCGCTACAATGCTCATAGAAACATTTTTTTGTTTCTTCTTTTCTTTTAATAGCGCCTTCCCAACTTTTCTTTGTTCGATTACTTAATTGATCTATATAAGAAGGGCACTCTTGATATTTTGATTTGCAAGTATACTTGCCGCCAGTATTTCGATGGGTAGCTGTATTACCGCAGCCAAAATGACATAAGGTATCTGCTGGAATAGATTGATGAGTTTGTTTATGGTACGAATACATAGCAGGATTATTTGCTATGTATTCACATACAGGACACTTTCTTGGATATGTTATCATACTATTATTTAGTATAATAATTAAAAAAGCACACGCTATGATTGCGTTTGTTGTTCTACTAATAAATTCATATTAACGACTACAAGTTGTGCGTAGGAAACGGCATGGGCACGTTTGAAGTAGTATCCATCATCCGCAGGTTTAGTCCACACATCAGCCGCAACATCTCGCCAAGTCTTACCAATTAAATGTCTTTTAGCTGGACGAATAACTGCTAGGAACATAGCCAGTCTAGGAATAGTATCCACAGGCTCAGGCATTTTAAGTAATGTATCATAGTGATTGTTAATGTGAATTAACTGCTGACATATTGCCGGATCATATAATCTAGCCCAATCAGGTTCACGCATTAGTTCAACTAGATGTGCTTCATCCCTAACCTGTTTATATAAGTTTACATTAAGAAAGTCTAACTTCATATAACCACGCTCTTCAGCATCGTTATAATCTAAACTAGAGAATCCTGTAAACGGATCTGTAGGTATATCAGTAGCATAGACACCTGTGTTATGCTTGGTTAACTTGCCGTCACGAATAATACTAGCCGATGTAGTATCTAATACTGCCAATACCTGCTCACGATCAGCAAAGTCAATGTCAACGTCGGACTTAAAACTTTTCAACACGTAACTTTCCTTGAGCTGTCATAGGAGCATTGTCCTGTGCTAGATGTAAATTCTCTGAAATATATTCTGTACGGCGTTCTACTTCTTCAATAGCAAACTTCACCAACAACAATTCAGTTTGTAGGCTAATTATCTCGCCCTTGATTTCATTCAATAATGCTACAACTTCTTCCATTATAAGCCTGCCTCTTTAAGAATTTGTTTAACCCACTCTGTATCTGCCAGATAGTCTTGGAACCTACGTTGCCAAAAGTCCGGGTCTATCCACGGAAGAATGATAGCAATCTGTTCTTCAGTGAGTCCACTAAGAAATTCGACCCCGCTATCACAATTAAAAACAATCCAAGGACTAACACGACCATTGGCAATATGATGGCAAATCCTATTCTCATTGCCATATCTAAAATAGTCATTGAAGCTGGCAAGCATTTTAGTCTCATCTGTATATTCCTGCATTTCTGTTAGGGCACGTTCAATCGCATCTTGAACTGCTTCTTTCTTAAGGTATGTGTGTAGATATTCTACATAGACCTTGTCATGACACCAATGGTCAAGTTTCTTATTTTCTTTAATCACATACTCAATGAACATACGCGGATTCACAGCACGTATAGCCACCATGTGACGACCAAACTTAACAAAGGCACTGTAGTAAGGACTGTCTACAAATTCCTTATAGCCTTTGAGTTTAGCTGAACCCTGTGTCATTTCATAAAATCGTAGATATGCCTGTAGCCCAAACTGTACACCAATTTCTTTTTCCTGTTGGTAACGACGTTTAGTTTCACAAAGATGCGCCGAAAGAGTAGATTCTTTACGAAACTCTTTATCGCAATATCTACACTTATAACTTGGACTTGACTTGTTTGTCATCGAGCCCGTGTTTTCTTGCCAGGTCTGTAATATCTCTTTTATCATTGATTGCCGCTAACAATTCTATTTCATCTTGTTTAAGTTCTGGATAAAGTTCTGCTAGGAACTTTTCTGCTTTGTTATTGCCGCCTTCTTTCTTTTTACTAGCCTGCCAGTAGTGCTTTTGCTTGCCCATGCCGGGACTAACTGTAGAACATAGTAACCACTGTAGTTTAGGATGTTTGCCTAGATCAAAGAAGTTCTTATTTACACGTTCATTTGTGGCCATTAGATAGTAGGCCTGTAGATCATTACTACCTTCTACACTAGCACCATAGCGCAACATTAGATACGTGCTAAACTGTTTACGTTCTTCATCAGTGAACTTATCATAGTACTTACGATCCTTACGATCAAAGGCCGCCATTTCATTACCTATGTAAAGCGGACTGTTAAAATCTGTGGCCATTATCTACCTTTGCGCAATACATTTAAAATTTGATTAACACTGGCCTGCATGTCAGTGTACTTGTTCTTTAGTTTGGCAATTTCTTCCGCTTGGTCTTTAATCATCATTTGTAAGCGTACTACTACATCCTGTTGCTCACGTAGCTTTTTATCCTGACTTAATAGGTTAGGACGCGGCGGAGCATTAGGATCAACTGCTCGCTTTTTCTTTGCTTTAAATTGTTCTGGGTTAAACATTTTTATATTCCTCGCTTAACTTATATATCATTATAGCATGATCAAGTGCGGTTTGTAAAGTCTTATTTGTCCGAGCCGCACGACGAATTTCACCCCATAATTTATCTTCTTTTATTTGTGCTATTGGGGTATATTCTGGCACGCTGTCCAGGGGTTCTACGCCACCTTCGTACATCATGTCGTCCGTTATCACAGCGGGATTAAGTTTGATTACCATATCTTACCGTAGTCTACTACTTCACTTTGACGGCTAATGTCTTTGACAAAGTAAGCACACATAGGGTGTTCACTTTCGTTAATTGGCACTGCTAACATCTGCCCTGGCTTAAGTTTAGGGAAATACCATTTGACATCTTGATAGATATCCACTATCTCAATTGGTTCAAACTTAGGTTTAAAGCTGTCTAATGGATTGAATGTAAACACACTAAAGCCACGGTCATTAATTGATGTTAATGGGATAACTTCTAGGTCCCCAAAGTCTGGCTCACCGATTAGTACCTGCCAGTCCGCAGGCATTTTAATTAGGTTGCCGCCAATGTTTAGGACCAATGCCGGACTGTTGAAACTTTCTAAGAAGATCAAGGGAATAAAGAAATAGTCTGGATTCTTTGGATCACTGTTATCTAATATAGCAAAACGTAGATCATCGATCTCGTCTGGTATTTCATTCATCTCATATGCTTGATTTTCTAATGTTAGTATGTACATAGTTAGTTCCAGTTAATAGTAAGTTCGTTAAGAGTCTGTAAGAACTCTTGGTGTGCCGCCAACGCATTATGGTTATTGTTTTTGGCAAGACCGTAAGGTAAATCCCAAGGGCCAGTATCTTCCCAAATAATATCTCTACCCTGCCAATCTTTATGTTTCATTGGACCCGGTATGAATACATAGGGTATATTATTTTTCTCTAATAGATCTAATCCGCTTTGAAGGTAAAAATAACTTTTTGCTTCTAATAGTCCTATATCAAACAGCTGGCTAGTATAATGTTTAATTGCTGTTTCTTTTTCTTTGGTTAGGTCATAGCAGTCTGTCATTTTTGAACTAACAGTATTATTAAGTTCGTTATAGTTCTTAGTTAATCTGGCATATTCAAATTGACCTAAGGGTATTTCAAATCTATCTGAACTAGTAGCAGCCACAACGACATAGTCAGGTTTGATTTTTACTGCTTCTTCAATTTGTAGTCTAATAAAAAAATTAGTTGCGCCTGGACTGGCCAAATTGATATAATCCCATTGTTTATCTACAGCATATAGATCAACAAAATTCACATTGTGTGAGTAATTAAACTCTGCCATTTCATCTAACACACTAGCAGTAAAATCGTAGGTATCAAATTTTGGCCAGTCACTGCCCTGTATCTCTCGGTACTTAAAATAACTAGTAGTTAAAAAACTACATCCACAGGCTACTAAGGTTGTCACTGCCAATCTACCTTTTCAACCACAAACGGATAGTTTGCTTCGTTGTAAAATTTCTTACGTGTTGTAATATGCCGTTTGGCAAATTTACATGTTGATGTTACGTCCCAGATCTGAACAAAGTCTTTATCTTCTGCTTTACGAATACCACGTCCAATGCTTTGAATAACCCTGACAAAACTCTTACCAGGTTCGATAAGTACAAGATTAAAAATACGAGGAATATTAATACCCACTGCCGCAACACCGTAAGTGGCCACAGCAACCACGTCATCACTTGTGGCAAACTCATCATAGCTTTCTTTTCTATCATCTGCTTTAGTTCCCCCAGAAACAAACACAGCACCTCTAATCTTTTCAATCAATGCCTTACCTGGTGCTATACGATCAACTAATACCAATGTGTTGCCTGTCTTGCGTATGCTTTCTACCAGCTGTGCGATGTAGTCTAGTCTACCTTCTGTTTCTAATAGATAGCGTAACTCGCTTTGATAGTCCTTGTACTCTACATGATCAATTAACTGTAGTATATTCACATGACAGTTGGCCAACACACCCTGTTCTTGTAGTTCACTAGCACTGAGTTTACCTATCACAGGGCCAAGACTACACAGTAGACTAACCTGCTCATATGGCTCTTTGGGTATGGTACCAGTTAGGCCCCAACGAATTGGTATGTGTGACATTACTCCAGTGAGCAAGGTCTTAAGCGCATCTGCTTTGGCCATGTGTACTTCGTCAACCATTACACAGACAACACCCTCAATGAACTCACCGATAGTAACATCTGCTTCACCACCTTTGGTATTCTTTAATAGAATGTTTAGACTCTGCCAAGTACAGATAGTATGTGTACGACCAAACTCTTTACGATCACCAAAGTATACGCCAACGTCTAGGCCTAGGTTAATATAGTCTGCTTCTGTTTGTGTTACTAGGCTTTTGTTTGGTACAATGACGATTGTACGCCCATAGGCTTCACAGCTATAACTTAGTGCGGCTGTCATGATTGTTTTACCAGCACCTGTGGCAATTTCTTGTATACACTGTGGATTGGTTAAGAAGTTATTGACAATGTCAATTTGATAGTCACGTAGGGTAATAGGCTGTCCTACCATTGGGTGTTTCTCGGGCCATACCTTGTGTGCGAATGTACTCTCTGTTACCTGTTGGAAATCAAACTGTGTACGATAATCTCTAACATCTTCAATTTCAATGTTATAACCACGACTGTCTAAATAGGGTATAATGTCATTGAGTAGATTAATGTATGTGCTACCGCCCATTTGGAAGTACGCTACCTTACCATCCCAACGACCCAAACGAACTGCGGGCAAATATCTAGCACCAGGTATTTCATATTTGAACTTGTTACTGAGTTCTTTACGTTCGTGTAGATCTAAGCCTTCAATCTTTACGTTCACTTCATCTTTAATTAATAGTCTAGCTGTGGCCATTAGTTTTTCTCATTTATAATAGTGTTGGTTAGGTACACTATCTTCTCTGCTTTGTTTAACCATTCTAGTCGTTTGCCGCCAAACATCATTTCGGCAGTGCTGACAAGTAAAGGCACCGGAAAGTCCCAACACTTAGGAATTCTACGAGCATATACTACTTTAACACCATATGGGTTATAATTGCTAGTCTTAGTTTTGCCATTATGATCAAAATAAACAATGTCGTCTTGACTAAATCTACTCAAATCTAATTCTGTGGACATGCCTGGGTCATATACGCATATTGGATAACGCTGTGTTAGTTCAGCATAGTCTAGTACCCAATCCCAATACCCAGCATCAGTAACTGGGCTCAGGTGTACATTGTGTCTGGTGCCGATATATTCTAATGCCGGACCGTAATCAATCGAACACTGTTCTAATATGTCGGCATCAACTGTGTAGCACAACACGCCCGAAGCATCTACTAGTTTAATCGGGTCGTTATCATAACGTTTAATATATTCTAATAGGCTCTTAGCAGCATTAGTGACAGTGTATCCATCTGCTGTTTTAACTAATTTGATTTCGTATGGTTTCTGTTCTGCCTTTAGTATTTGATCCATTAACGCCAGCAGGCCTTGTGATACTTCAAATTGATTACTCTGTGCCCAACTTACTAGCCAGTTGACATTGTATTCAGTAATTGCCACAGCCCACAATTTTTTATCATTGTCCCAGCGAGCAGATCCTTGACTTGAGTCTTTAAACTCTCGTATCTGTTGTATGTAATCTTGATTGTAGGGAAACTTTAGTTTGATAATATCGTCTTCAATCCAAATTGATCTACTACGATCAATTTTACGCACTGGCATTCTGAACTGTGGGTTTTCTACAGGAGTAATGTCAATACCGTTGTTGGTAAATTGCCTACGATATTTAAGTATCAGTTTGATCACTAGCTCGCCTTGACGATCAGTTAACGCTGAACCAAATAATGTATTATTGGCCATGCTGTCTACAATCTGTACATCATATCGAGCAAGACTAATTTTACGCACGGGTGTGATCCACATGGCTTGACTACCGGGATCGTATCCTGCTAGGTATTCTAAGTAGTCTTCGACATGATGATAGCTTAACATACTATTAGTATACCTTCTTTAGTTCTGAATAGCAAGAGAAAAAGAAGCCCAAATGTTTCCACTTGGGCTTAAAGATCCATCACACTAGGAGCTAGACAATAGCGTATGATGGAGTATTACAAAAATATTTAATCTAATCCTGTGATCTCACCTTTAGAATTGATACTGATCTTTTCTGCGTTTGGTCGTTCTGGTAAGCCTGGCATGGTCATAATGTTACCGCAGACTGCTACGATATACTCAGCACCCGTACATAGTTTTAACTCACGCACTGTTAAGACATGTCCTTCAGTTGCGGCTAATTTATTAGCGGGATCATCACTGAAACTGCTTTGTGTTTTAGCAATACAAACAGGATAATGTCCATAATCTCGTTGTAGTTCTTCTAAATGTTTAGTGACCTTGGCATCCATAGTTATATGGTAAGCACCGTAAATTTTACGAGCTACTTGCTCAATCTTATCGCACAGTGTATCATCATCTTCGTAGGTCAGCGCCATCTGATGTTTTGATCGATCAATAGCAATAACAACTTCGTGTGCTAGGTCTGTGGCACCATCGCCACCATTAGCAAAGTGTGTACATTCAACTGCTTCAATGTCAAATGTTTCTTTGATGTGCTCAATTAATTCCGCAATCTCAAGGTCAGTATCATCTTTAAAACGATTAATAGCAACTACACAAGGCAGGTTATACCATGTCTTAATGTTGGCTATATGCTTATCTAGGTTGTCGTAGTTACCTTGATGTTTAACGGCTCTAACTGTTGCTACAAGCACTACTACGTCAGGTTTAAGACCGCTTTTACGACACTTAATGTTAATAAACTTCTCAGCACCCAAGTCAGCACCAAAGCCTGCTTCAGTTACTACGTAGTCAGCTAACTTCATAGCCAGCTTAGTAGCAATAACACTGTTACAACCATGTGCTATGTTGGCAAATGGACCACCGTGTACTAGCGCAGGAGTGCCTTCTAAGGTCTGTACTAGGTTAGGTTTAACGGCTTCTTTTAGTAATGCGGCCATAGCACCATGTGCCTTAAGATCTTTAGCTGTAACAGGCTTACCGTCTTGTGTGTAGCCTACAGTGATCTTACCTAAACGCTTTTTTAAGTCCTTGAAGTCGTTGGCCAAACATAGGATAGCCATTACTTCTGACGCCACTACAATGTCAAATCCTGACTGTCGTGTAACGCTGTTATGGGCTCCCAGACCTACACAAACGTCGCGTAACGCACGATCGTTCATGTCGCTTACACGTTTCCATGTGATGTTGTTAGTGTTTAAATTGAGCCTGTTACCCCAATGTAAATGATTATCTATGAGGCTAGCTAGTAGGTTATGAGCTGATGCGACAGCATGGAAGTCACCTGTAAAGTGTAGGTTAATGTCTTCCATTGGTGCTACTTGCGCATAGCCGCCACCAGTTGCTCCACCTTTCATACCAAACACTGGACCTAGCGCAGGTTCACGTAGGCATACAATTGACTTGTAGTTTAACTTACGTAGGCCATCTGCTAGTCCAATAGTTGTGGTAGTTTTACCTTCACCTGCGGGAGTCGGAGTAATAGCTGTTACTAAGATTAACTTGCTATCTCGACCAGGACGGTCAGCAAGTGCTTCTATGTTTAGTTTAGCTTTCCTACTACCATACACTTCTAACTGTTCGTCTCGTACATTAATAGAACCGGCAACGGCTGTAATTGGTAGTAGGTCTGCTGATTGATTGATTTGAATGTCTGTTTTCATTAGTACTACTATTTAATACTAGCGAGGACGTAGTATATAATTTATTGCCACAATGATAGCATCCATTAGTGCGCCTGGATAGTTGTGTTTACCCATATCTACAAAGAAACACATAACAAATAAACCAATGAAGAACCATGTTAGTTGTCGATCATTTTCATACAACCAAAAACGAATTTTATTCCACATATACTACTCCTCGTTGGAGAATTTTTTAGATAATTTTTGTAGTTCATCAATACTGCGACTAAAACGATTCCACGCTTCATGCGCACGACCAAAACAATATCCAATGAACAATAACCAAACTACCAATAGCCAAAATTGCCAATCAATCATATTATTTGCCCTCCGGAAACACATCACTGGCAATGTCCATCAACATCCAACCTAGGGCAAACATACCTAAGAAGCGTTGTACTTCTGGTGCCCAAACACCAACTGCTCCCAATACTACCAAACTTACCAACGCAAATATAATTCTTTTTGTATAAACTGACATTTACTTCTCCTTCTTAGTCTTTACCGCTAGCTAAAAGTATTACGGTAAGTAGGAACCACCAAGCACTCCACTCCTGCCAACCTACTAGGTAAACGGTACCTCCTAGTAGGATTAAATTATACGTCATTGCCGCTAGCAACCGCATGTTACGCAATCTTCATACAAGTTGTCTTAGCCATGTTTTCCCAAGTGTTAGGAAAGCTCTTGTATAACTGTGCTACTTTGATTGCCATACGCAAACTCATTTCACGGAACTTGTTCTTGTTAGCGTCTAAGAAATCGATAATAATATCTTGTCCAATTTCGCCAATGCCCATGTCTTCAAACAATTGACCAGTTTTAGCAATTTGTCTAATACGCAATACTTTATCACGCATAGTGTCTAACGTCAAATCTAAATAGTGACAGCGTGACTGTAGTGCTTCTAAGTGATCTTTCAAACGAGTTGACTTAACTTGATCAAACTTTAAGTTAGTGATAAAAATTACACTACCTTTAAATTGGAAACTGTTAGGAATGTCTTCTTGTTTCAATACACGTGACTCCGACAACCAACTAATTTTACGTGACTTACCACTGTCCAATGCGCCTTTAAGCAAGTTCAAACTAACGTCGTCAAACAAGATGCTATCGCAGTCATCAAACACAATAACGCTGTTAGCGTCACTGTATTCGTACAATACTTTGTACAAACCAATAGCACTAGCACTACCTTTAACCACAGTGTGTTTAGGTTTTGCGTTGGCAATGTTTTGAAACAAGTTAGCACGGTCAATTTGATTTTCTACTGTGTAACTTTTACCAACACCCGGAGGGCCACTTACAATCATAGCACGAATGTCACCGTTCAATACTGCTTTGGTCATTTCGTCTAGCATTTCAAAACGTAAGCCAATTTCAGCAATACGTTCTTCGTCTGTTTGCTTGCTATGTGTGTCTACACCTGCTGTAGCTACTTCGCCTGTGTATTCTGTTGCGTCTACTAGTTCGTACTCTGTAGGACTAGAGATAGTAACACGTATTTTATCCTTGCCAAAACGACCAGTGCCGTCTACAGTGATAAAACCACCTTTGCTACCTAATTGAAATTGTTTTACTAGAGGAAATACTTCATCTGTAATCGCTTGATTACGATAAGTACCATTTTTAATTTTAACAAAACCTGTCATTGTCTATGCTCCTTAGTTTTCGTTTTATAATCGAAGCGTTTGTCGCTTTCTTATTATTGTAGTATTATAACACCTCTTTGGGTGTTTGTCAAGTACTTTTTAGTCAGCACGTGAACCAGCATAAGCACGGAACCCGTGTTTAGTAAGTACGTCTGCGTAAGCACGAGCACCTTCTTCTAACACATCCATGCTTTGACCATGGTAGTTACCTGGACTCCACATGTTTAAACATTTAGGACGATAATCTTTCTTAAAACCAACAGCAAGTAAGCCTTTAGCTTCTGTTGAGTTAGTACGATCTACGTACACATTAACCCAGGCAAAACCACAGTAGGCTATTTCGCCGTGTTGTTTAAGAAATGCGTTTTGAGCGTTAGTTGCTGCTGTTTGTGCTTCGTTGTGAATAGCTTGAAAGTCCATTTTGTGCTCCTGTGTTGTTAGTGTATGTATAGCATTATACAGTCAATTTAACCAAAAGTCAACCATTATTTAAGGGAATTTAGGATGTTGTTACGACCGGAACAACCCTTAGTAGTAACGTTAATAAAATTAAAATGTAACAACACCCTAAAACTTTGAAATCGTTTCCTAACTGTCAAATGCTATTATACTATCATTTGGGTAGGTTGTCAACCGATTTAGTAACTAAGTTCGCGGAAATCTGAGTATGGAATTGTGTAGTTGTTAGCACGAATAATTGTAACTAACTCTTTTGCTGCCGCATTGTAAAAACGTGCGAATTGACGAACTTGTCCACCGCTACGTTCACCGTCGCAGGTTAAGTTCTCTGGGCTTAGATCGTTGTCTAAACTATCATACAAATTTTGACAATCACGTTCTGATAAGTTATTAACATCATAGATCACATTATTGAAAATACGTGCCCAAGCATTTTTCTGTTCAATGTATTGTGCTAGATTTTTCATTAGTTGCTCCGTGTTGTTAGTGTATGTATAGCATTATACAGTCATTTAACCAAAATGTCAACCGTTTTAAACACACTTTCTTTCAGGGGAATTTTGATGAATTTACGTCTGGCTTTATCAAACTTGCCCTTGCGGGCAAAGTAGATTGGCGGGCCTTCGTGCCATTGTTGGTAGCCAATAACCTTTTCACCGTCCATCAAATATGTATGATTTGGCTGTCGGAAATCAACTACCCATTCTGTTACTTCACGTATGACCTCTATGGCCATTAGTATGTTTCTTTCGTAACGTAAAATTCAGTAGTTGGGTATTTTTCCTTAAACTCATCTGTAGCAACATACTGATTAAGACCAGTCATGTTGAAGAATTGTTTATGAAAAGCTGTTTTGTGTGTTTCTTTAATTGATACTGTAAGATATACCGAAGTTGCTTTGCCTGCCATGTCGTGCTCCTATTGTGCTAATTGAGTAAAAACTGATTGCTGGAGTTCTGCTACTTCATCGCTGGGTACGTAGAAGTCTGTTGTAGGATCATAGTACTCGCCTGCTTGAGCATCGTAGTACAATACACGACCGTTAGGATAATGGAATGGACCTTCTAGGCCTTTACGAGCGCCATATTCTTTGCCGTTTTGAAAAACTACATAGCCCATAATTCGCACTCCTTATTAACTAAACAAGTGCTATTATACGCTATTTTGGTTGGGTTGTCAACCGTTATTTAATCGCAGTCTGAAAATGCCTGTACTAATCGTGCTATACATTCTTTATCGCCTGGCTGGCAGACATTTGGAATTTCCGTACCGGTTGGTAAATTGGATTCAACTAGTGATTCTTTTGGTAATTTTACTTCTGTAGTTATTGACATTTTGTGCCCTTTCTAAAGTTTGCGATTGTGTCGCTTAAAACAATATTTATCGGTTACGGCGCTTTTGGAACATTGAATGTGTCTAGCATACTATCTACGCCGCTGTACCAAATTTGAGCAAAGTCAAAGCCTTGATATAGCAGTTCACGAACAGTGATACTAAGTCCAGATGCTAGTAGAATAACCACTAGGATCAGCACAATAGTAAACAGGCTAACTTTGGGTGTGTCGTCTACAAATCCGTCTAAGAAGTCCCAGGTAGGATCTACTGGATCTTGACTGAATATTGATGGTAGGTCGCGTCTACCTCGTGGGTAACGATACCACCATTCAGGATTTGGATTACCGTGCCGACCCCAGTTTGAGTCTTCGAAATTACTCATCAGTTGAAATAGTATCCGATACTACATCACCATCTTCAAATAATTCCATCGGAACTACGTCTGGTTGTGCGTTAAGGTCTGTATTACGGTTGATGTCTTCACACATTAAAGTTGCTTGTACTAGTGCTTGTTCGGCATTAGTGTAGGCATTCTCTTGTATGCTATCACCGTTTTGTGTCATTGCTGTGGCTATATAAATTAGTTTCATAGTGTAATTATATAGCCACGCAACGAGATTGTCAACTGTTTTTTGATTTATTTTTTCTTGGAGCAGGGTCGTTACTGTAGAAAATGTGGCCACCTATACGGGCAACACGCTCTAGACCCCAATTTGGATTAACATGTGTATTGTGAAAATACAATGCGTCATCGAGTTGATCTAGTTTTAGATTATGATGTAGTGTAGCACGTGCCACTAGCAAACTATCCTGCCAGCTATCACTTACATACTTAATCTTACTCACTGGGTTACATGTCCAGCTAAATTGACAGATCATGCGACCTGCGATCTCTGTGCGTTGATGTACAACTCCACAGATAGTTTTGGGAAAGTTCCTACTTTCAGCGCGGTTGATTGTAACCTGTGCCACAGCAACCTTTCCTTGAAATGATTCTAGTCCAGCTTCATAATAGATATTCTGTGCTAGGCACATAACCTGCTGGCTTTCTTTTGTTTTGTCATTCGCCTGCGCTATACTACTTGATATTACACATAAGGACATTATTGCCCAGGTTATTACTTTTGAGATAACTCTCATACATAAACCTCCTTGGTTTTTAACGTTTGATTTTACTACCGATAGGCTAATCGCTTACGCGATTTGCTTCTTTGACATTGACGAAAAATCTACAACTCCCTTCTGATAACATCAAGATATCATAATCGTCAAATACAGCATTGGGCTGTGTGATACCTGATGTGTGTCTGTGGCATTTATCTCGTACTGCGCAATGTCTTCCTGCGCAATAATATCCAAGCCCGCCACCACTACTTACTAATGGTACTACTGTCACGTTAGATTTTGTCATGCAATCCCTCCGAACGTATTATATGTATGCCAGTTAAACTGACTTTTACTACGTATAAAACTTGGAGTCGATCGGGATAACTACTCTAAACCTAAAATACCTGGATTATCATTTAAGAACTTAGCTCTATAGTGGTTCCAGATGTTAAATAAAACATCACTTTCATAGGCATTTACTGACGATTTCAGGTCCGAAAGTGCCATAATATCAGCAAAATATGGTTCATATTTGGCCGGTATTGTATCGTGTGTATATGTGTATGGACAAACACTATATTCACCTAATTCTAAGAATGTAGGAATTAATCTTTCAATTAAGAATGTAAAGTTTGGTAGACTCTTGTCGTGAGCATAGTTACTCAATCCCTCGCCAAATACCAAATGTCGGAACTGTGGATCCTTGGCACCTTCTGTAAACAGCTGGCGGCTAAAATCCATAAACTCTGTCCAAAATTTACGATTACCAACTACGTAGTTAGCAAACACTGTACGAGTACGATCTAATAAAATACTTTTAACATCAACATCTTCGTAGCCTAGTTTAGCAAAAAACATATTACCAATATCACTAATACCCGGATGATGTATGTCACCTTGTTCCCAACTGTTGGCAAATACTGCTTCATTTAAGATACAGGGGTTAAACAGATAAACATCAAACCCCGGATTGGCTGTGATGTGTGCCAAGGCCTGTTGCGCTGTCAAGTTTGTTTTATCTTTAAACTTCCAGCTGACGTAACCCCAATGGTCCAAGTTTTCAGCTAGGATACGATCATGTTCTCTATCCCAGACATCCCACTCACGTAGTTCTGGTCGCGGATTACTAGTGTTATCCAACGGAGTAAACAACGGATCACAATGTTGCTCTAGCTCTGGCTTAAAGTATATTTGAAAGATCTTTGTGCTTATTGACATACTGTTTGATTTCCTCTGATAAGTCTCTACACCTAGGCATAAACTCATTTTCTAATCGATATTCAAGTGTTTCTTTATTGGTAATATGGTGGAAGCCCCAATTACGTTGACGATCCACTAACGGTATCTGTGTTTGTATCTGTAGCTTACGTGCTAGTGCTAGATCATTAAACGGGCACCATCCGTAATAGAATACAACCAACTTGTCCGTGGTATAATTTTCATAGTGTCTGCCTGGTACAGGATACTGTACAGGAACATTATGAATGCTACGAGCCCGGCGTTCACGGAAATATTGGTCAAAGGAGAAGCCATCTGTCTTTTGCTCGTATAAAGGCCTATCTTGGCTAACTGGTCTTGTTCTGTCACAATCTACAAAAAAGACGCTAGGTAGTAAGTGTTGCCCTGGCTGTTCGTCTAAGATTGAATAATCTCCAATCAATAGTTCTGTTACATTAAGACAAATGCGCCACCCTTCGATTGACTGCTCAATGTCCATAACTTCGTAGTCAATTGTGTCTGCTTGGAAGTTTGGATTACGACTAGTTACAATGTCCCACGTTGGACATATTTCTTTAATTATCTCGCGACTACGATCAGTGCTGTGATAATCAATCATAATACCATGATCAAAAATCTCCTTGTGGTGATTTAAAAACCATGGTAGCATGTACTCTTCATTATAGAAATGACAAAGAATTGTTTTCTTCATGTTAAACTGGATCTGGTCCTACACGTTTCATAATATACAAGCCAGGTGCTGACTCATATACCTTTTCAGTGGCCCACTGTGGGTTAGCCGCTAAGAATTCTTCAACAGCAGCCATTAGACCTTTATGGTCATCACCTTCACCACGACGACCAAATGTTACTGTGTCATGTAGAATGATGTATTTCTTAGCCTTGGGTGCGTGTAGTTCAAACTCACGTGCTAGGCTAGCATAGTGATGGTAAGTGTCGATGAACAGTAAATCAGTGGGCTCGCAGTTGTAGTAAGGAATTGGTTTACCAGCATTCCATTCACCGCGATGTTCTTCGTTGTTTAGCCATGGGCAATGTTTGTTTAACTCTGCTGTAACACCATGATTGGTATCACCAGCAACAAACTCAAAGTCAATGCCTAGGTCTTTGGCTACACCACGCACTTCGTCTACTGGACATAAGTGATCAATGTCTACACTTACTAGTCGTTTAGGTTTAGCACTTAGCCATGCCCATGTACTACAGACAATTGCCACACCCATCTCGGTGATGTGATCACAGCCCTTAGCATATTCTGCTAGTGGTTTAATGTATTCACTCATTTGGCTGTTGGCTAATATTTCTTTATTGGCAATCGCTTCAATGCGTGCCTGTACTAGTTCTTCTGCGGTCATTCTTATTCTACCTTTATAGTTGGGAAATAACGGATAAACACATCGCCTTGTTTATCACGTTTTGTTTTGATCTTTGTACTTATCTCTGTGAAGAAGTTCCATGCTAAAGGAACAAATGCTACATTAAGATCCTGACATTCATCTAATACATCAATTGATACCACAGGAGTGTGTACACCTGGACAGAATAAACTTTGTTTGAGCGGATTGTCATCAATAACAAAGTCTAGGTCAATGTTGCCAAAGTTAAGTAATGTCATACCTTTGGCAGCCGCACCATAGCCAGCAACTACATAACCTTGACTGCGATATTCAGCAATAGCTTCTTTTAAGTCAACAACAACCTGTTGAGCTTTGCGAGCATAGTCGATGTATGTTTGCGGTGTTTGTAACCCTGCGACACGTTCTTCTGCTAGTACCTGTTCAACTTTGCCATCTGTGCTAGGATGTTTACTAAACACAAACACATAGCTATTACCATGGATTGGTGTTTTAGTAATGTCAATTAAATTTAAGCCAGCACGACGAGCTAGTTCATTCATGCTGTTAGCACAGAAGAAACTTAGGTGTTCGTGATAGATAGTGTCAAACTCATTGTTCTTAACCATGTCAGCTTGACTAGTTTGAATAAACAAGACGCTGTTATCATGCATAATTTCTTTACATTGTAGTAAAAAGTCTAAAGGATAGTCGTTGTGCGCAAATACGTTCTGCGCATTGATAATATCAATGCTCTTGGCTTTTAATCCTTCTACGTGAGCCGCTGTAAAGTAATCTAGGATAACTTCATGATTCTTGCTACTGATTGGATGTAGATTGGTTGCTGGGTCAACACCGTAGGTAGTTAAGCCAATCTTTTTAAATGAATCTAACTGTGTACCATCATTACAGGCAATGTCCAACACTGACTTAGGCTTTTCGCTAAAGAATCCTAAACTGTAGTTAGCAAACCAATCAAAGTAGTCTTTAAGTGTTTGACTAGTACCGCTTACATACAGGTAGTTGCGGAATAGTAGGTCTGGATTAACAGCATGACTTAATTGTAAATGACTACATTCTGTACAACGATTTAACACCAATGGGAATGTTAGCTCGGCTTCTTCTTCTGTTTTAATAAAACTATTGGCCATTGGCTGTATGCCTAGGTCTAGAGTTAATTCTAAATGCTGGCTTCCACAGCACAGGCACTCGGTTAATTCTTTTGCGTTATCGATCATATTCTTTTTCCCATTGATATGTCATGTAATTATCGCGGCGTTCAATGTGTGCGTCCGCATATTTTTCTTTTAGGCTATTAACTATTGTACTAGGAGTTTCAGTAAATGTAAAGCCAAACGTTTGTTCAAATAATGTAGTGTCTAGGCCAAAGTCATAGGCATTAGCAGTCTTACCACGATCAACTACAGGCACAGCTAGTTCATTGGCCACAGTGGCGGCAATATAGTCAACTGTGGCATTGAAACTGGCCATATTGTAGATACCACTCACTGGCTGTTCGATACACCGAGCAATGCCACGGCACAGATCTTCAATGCCTAGCAAGGCACGATTGATATGTTTATTAGTTACTGTGATTTTACCTTGTGTTCTAACCGCATCATACATAGCATTGATCATTACATCAGCACGTAGGTTAGGTGCCCAACCGTTGACTGTACCAAAGCGTAGACCAATTACAGGTTGCCCATTGCCAATGGCAACTTTGGCTTCTAGGTCTAAGGTATATTTGGTAATGTCATAATTGTTCACAGGAATAAACTGACGGTTGTCTTCAGTAAACAGTTGCCCAGGTAGGCTGTTGCCGTATACACTAGCTGAACTAGCATAGATCAACGGAATATCTTTCCAACTTAGTTTAGCCACTAGGTTAGTAAAGTTAGTAACATTGTTTAACCACGGACTAGCAATAGGACCAACACAGCTTGCTACACTACTGTGGCCTGCTAGTAAAACTACAGCATCAAATTGCCCTAGATAGGTAGCATCAAGTTTGTGGTAGTCAGTTCTCTTAGACGTTTCATCATAGTTGTACCAGCAACAGTCTACACTTTCTACAGTGTAGGTCTGTGCCAATACTTGCCTTAGTCTAGATCCAACATAACCATTACCGCCAATGATTAGGATGTTTTTCATTAGTCGATGATCATCATGCCATTTGGAGCAATGTTGCCTTGTAGGCCAACAACGTCCAATTCAACTAATTTGTCTGCTGGAATAAATTTAGCCATGCTGTGTTCAACATCAATATATTTTTGTTGATTGAATGTGGCAAACATATTCTCAATGATCTTTTGGAACAGCTCAATGGTCTCATCAAGTAGGCCAGGAGTGAAACTATATAAACGAGTCTGTAGTAGATAGTCTACACCAGTGTCAGTTTGTGGAATCCAACTAGCTTGACGTTTCTTAAACACATACTTGTCTTTGGTCTTGGCATTGTCAAAATGTTTAATATCAAACTTATCATTGACTATATATCTACCACTGAGTTTAAAAATGCGGCCAGCACTGTTGACTTCTTTCAGCATGTCTTCATCAGTTTTGATGTAGTTCAATGCTTTGATAATACCCAACGCTTCCATAGAGTTTTTACCAATGTCGTAATTGCTGACATTTTCGTGGAAGTGTTTGATATCTGCGTCATCGCTGTTGTCAATGTAGTAATCAACTAGGTCAATTAATTCATTAAACTCTGCGCTGTCATCATTTTGTACGTCAACTTTGCTGTTGTCAATTAAAATAATAACCGCACCTGGGATACGTTCTTTAGCACTTTTGGCTGTGTCCAATGTCTGCTGGATACGTTGCTCTGCTGTGTAAATGCCGTAGTTGCTATATACTGCTGAAGTTAAAAGGACTATGTTTTTCATACTGGTGTACTCAATAGGTTAGTGATTGGTTGTTTAACGTTTTTATCCATTACTACTACGCTGTCATAGAAGTGCATGCCTACTAGATCTTTGTAGAAGTCAGCAAACATCATATTGTCTGGATGTTGGTCCATACCTTTGTAATAGCTACTATTCATAGTATCGGATACCATTTTAGCATACTGTAGGAATGTGCTAGGATTTTTAAGTCCGCCGCCGTATTCTGGCCAGTAGTTGGTGTGTGTATCTTCACACATGTACACACCGCCTTGTGTAATAGCAGGCCATACCTTTTGTAGGGTAAGGATTTGATGTGGGCAAACATGACTACCGTCATCTAAGAACACATCAATTTGTGGATGTTCTTTTAGGAACTCATCCCAAAACGCTGGATCTGCTTGGTTACCATTTACCTGTATACAACCCGGTGTTTGGTGTTCTGGTTTGAAAGCATTAGGATCAATGTCAATACCAATGATAGTAGCACCTTCACCAAAATACTTCTGCCACATTTCGGCACTGCCACCACGGCAAATACCAACTTCAACTACCACAGGCTTCTTACCTACAAACTTGCTAAAGTGTTGCTCGTAGATGTCAAAGTAGTGACTCCACTTGCCGCAATGACGGTCAAGATTTTTAAAAATATCTATTAGCATCGTAACCATCTCTCGTTATCTAAAGTCCATTGTACTACTTCACCAATACGATCAGTTAGGCTAACCTTAGGTTCCCAACCTAACTTACGCATATAGTCACCGCTTAGAGCATAACGTAAATCATGCCCCGGACGACTGCTATGGAAGTCTACCATTTCATACTTAAGTTCTTTGCCCTGAGCATCAGCAATGATCTGTGCTAATTGTAGATTGTTGATTTCTTGTTTACCTACTAAGTTAAACTTAGGACATTTAGCATCACCGTAGTCTGCTTCTAGTTTGCTTGGGTCTAAGCCTAACAAGAAAAACATAGCATCAGCTACGTCTGCCGCATGAATATAGAAACGACTACCAGGGATTGTACGTGTGCTGTCACTGTGGATAGTAATAGCGTCGCCATCGTTTACCTTACGAATACACATAGGAATAAACTTCTCTGGGTGTTGACGTTGGCCAAACACGTTCATTGTATGCGTAATGTAGATAGGCATCTTGTAGGTATTTTCAAACGCTACAGCTAGCTCTTCACCACCAGCTTTGGTAGCTGAGTATGGATTGCTTGAGTTGTAACGATCACGCTCACCATAGTTAACACCATTAGGTGCTGGACCAAATACTTCATCTGTTGAGAAGTAGATAAAGCGTTCTAGGTTAGGTAGTTTGCGAGCAAACTCTAAGATGTGGCCTGTGCCAACTACGTTGTCCCAAACAAACTCCATTGGGAACTCAATTGAGCGATCAACATGTGATCCTGCGGCTAAATGTAGTACATAGTTTACATCTCCAATGTCACGAGCCACCATTGGGTTTAATTCAGCACGTAGGTCATGGAATACAACCTTAACACGCTTACGTGTTTCCTGATCAAAGTTTGCCATCATATCACTCAAGCGGTTTAGGTTACCACTAAAGTCTAGACGATCTAAACTAACAATATTCCAATCGGTATTTCTTAATAGGTTTTCAATAACGTGATGCGCAATAAAGCCTGCTCCACCAGTTACAAGAACGGTTTTTGACATTGATTTCTCCACTTTTCGTTGAATTTCTTGCTATAATGTATTTATTTTAGCCTGTTTCGAGGCAAAAATTATGCTGGTTGTGTTACTTTAGCTTCAACGTATTCTTTGATGAATTTAATTGCTTTACGACTAGTGTCGAACACATATTCGTTAGCGTCATCTTCTGTGTTAAGAATTACAATAAAACCATTTGTTACTTTACGAATTTCAATTGAATCAAACATGTTTGTGTTTCCTTATATAAGTTTTAATACGAGTGTTAACTCTACAATAGTAACATAAACAGACTCAATAGTCAAGAAAAAAGGCACCAAAAGATGCCTTTTTGGATAGATATACATGTTATTTTTTTAAACATTGTGCTTGTATTTTGAATGTATCAAATTTTAACCAATAGGTCAATGATTGTTTAGCCTCTTCGCACTGTGTTTCATTAGCAAATTCAAGCGTAACCTTGCCCGGTATATCTTTTGGGTCAGTTGTGTTTACTACTAGTATCAATAGTATCCAACTCATTAGATTATATGATTCCAATAGACTATTGTCCATCGTCCGTCATCATGCTCAACTAGAGCACTACAGCTTTCTACCCAGTCCCCATCATTCATATAGATCATACCATTAGGCATGTGTTTGATTTCTGGTGTGTGTATGTGTCCGCAGATTACACCATCATATCCACGTTTAGCCGCATAGTCAGTTAGGTTAGTTTCAAACTTAAACACAAAGTCAATGGCTTTTTTAACTTTATGTTTGAGATACTTGCTCAAACTCCAGTAGCCAAAGCCTAATCGTTGTCTAGCAAAGTTAAAATAGTTGTTAAACCATAAAGCTACATCATAGGCTTTGTCGCCCAAGAATCCAATCCACGGTGCTAGTCTAGTAATACCATCAAACATATCACCGTGGGTGATTAGGAATAATTCTCCATCAACACTGCGATACTCTGCTTGATTAACGATACGTATTCTACCTAGACTAAAATGATGTTGTACCAGAGGACGGAGGAATTCGTCATGGTTACCTGTCACATAAGTTACATTACATCCTCGTTTACTGTAACCTAATATTCGTCGAATAACATTAGTATGCGCTTGTTTCCAAGCCCATTTGTTCTGTTGGATTTTCCACCCGTCAATGATGTCACCTATTAGGAATAGATTATCACAGGTGTGATGTTTGAGAAAGTTATTCAGCAATTCAGCTTTAGCATCTTTAGTCCCAAGATGAAAGTCCGATATACAGATTGTTTTATATCTAATTAAGGGACTAGTGACCATACGCCAATGGCCGCCAATACCAATAACACACTACTAATATCTGTTATTGCTTCTATAAAAATCTCAAACATAGTTTTCCCTAAAAGTTATACTGTAGTTGAACACGTAAAGCGTCTGCTTTAAAGTTAGCATAGTCTTGTTTTACTATTGTAGTAGACGATGCTCCAGTTACTAAATTGCTACGATTCATATGATGATAGTAAGCCACAAGTTCAACTTCTGGCGCAATTTGCCATTCAGCACCTGCTTCCCAGTCGTTAACTTTATTCATCGGTGAGTTAGTTTCTGCTTTTGACGCACCATCAAAGTATTGCCATCTAACAAATGGAATTAGTGTACCATCAGTATCGCCAACTTTGAAGTGATCAATTTTATACATAGTTTGAATGTAGCCACCGTTCAAGTTAGTTTCTTTAATAATACCATCAGTACTAGCAGTAGTATCTAAGCCAGGAGTTTTGCCCCAGTTCCACTCACCTTGTAGACCAAACGGTTGTGGGTACATCATAAAACTTACACCCATACGTTCGTCTTTGAATCCAGTGGTGTTGCCTGGTTCTAATGTTGGTGTTTTAGTTGCGTAAACGTTGTTGCCCATATTTCTTCTATACGCACTACCTGTTCTTACATACTTGCCTGTATAACCTTGTACACCAGCTTCGTATATTTGGCCGCTTTCTGTTTTCCATGGGTAAGTAAGACGTGCTACTGTGTGGTAATTATCATTACGATCTTGTTGGTTAGCACCTTGACCGTTATACACACCAATGCCAAACATACCGTAGTTTCCTGAATGTTTTAATCCTGCATCTTGTATTTCTTTAAACAGCTTTTGTATATTATCAGGTGTGTAGTAGTAGAACGCACCTAAATCACGTTCATCACGCACCGCACTATTAAATGCGTCAGCACGATCAAGTGCTAACCGATTTTGTGAAGATTGTAAATTCTCAAAGCCATATGGTACTTTACTTTGGCCTACACGTACACGATGTACTTTGTCTTTGGTTAGATTCACGTCACCGTAAGCATCACGTAGTTGAGCAACGTTACCTGTGGTACCTGCTGTACTAGCAAAGTCGGGTTGAATATAGTAATCTAAACGATCACCAGCTGAACCAGAAATGATCACACGTGCTCGACGGATAAGAAAGTTTTTGTCTTGATCAGCAAGAGAGTTTTTATTACCTACAGATCGATCTGACCAAAGGTTGACTCCTTCGTCACCACTAA